TTGGAAGATTTTATGAACATGGAAAGTATGATTGTTTTAAATTAATAGAAGAATTTTATAAAAAAGAAAAATCTATAGAACTTAAATATAATCAAGAATTTTATTCAAAATCACTACAACAAATGGATATTAAAACAGAAGTCTATAAATTATATACAAATAATAATTTTGAACTGATAGATAATAAAAAATCTTTAGAATTGCACGATATACTATTAATAGATGCTTTTGGAGAAAATAAACCCAAACATTTCGCTTTATATATGGGTCAAAATAAAATATTACATCAACCAATGTTTGGTTTCTCAAAAATTGAAAATTATTGTAATTTTTATAAAAGGCGTACAGATTCAATATTTAGGTTTAAAAAATGATAAGAGTAAACTTACATGGCAAATTAGGTCAAGAATTAGGTGAAACATGGGAATTAGATGTTTCATCAGTTTCAGAAGCTTTACACGCTATAGATATAAATACTAAAAAATTAAGACAATGGCTTATAACTTATAAGGACGAATATGAATATGAAATTTTAGTTGATCAAAATAATCTTTTCAATGAAACTCCAGATTATAAAAATATAGATGAATTAAAAAACTCTGAATTTTGCTTAAATATTAAAGATAAAATAAAAACAATAGATATTGTTCCATCTATTATAGGCTCTGGTGGAATTGGTAAAATTGCTCTAGGAGCAGCTATTATAATTGGAGCCGCAGCATTAGCAGTATTTACTCCATTTATTTTACCAGCAGTAGCTCTAGGCTTTGTTGGATTAGGCTTAATTGCAGCTGGAACAAGCGAGTTGCTTTCTAAGCCACCGCCAAGTGTTCCATTTACCGCTCAACAAACTAATCCAATAGATGGTCAAGGACAAGCTGGTGGAGCTGTATCTTATCTTTTTAATGGTCCAGTTAATACAGTAGGAGAAGGTGGGCCAGTTCCAGTGGGCTATGGACAACTTATAGTTGGTGGAAATAATGTATTCAGCAATTATGATATTGTATATAGAGCTTATACTTCTGATTTTTCAAATGCTACCCTACAAGTAGAGAATCAAGGCGATAGTCAATATTTATTTAACAGTAGATGTTATTTTCAAGAACAAACTCCATTGAGTTCTTTACCATTTTAATTTATGGGAAATGCAAATAAATACGCAGATGGTTTAAGTTTTCTTTTATTTCCTGGAAATATTGCTCTTGGCACATGTGGATATAATTTTCCAGAAAGTACCGCTCAAGATGATGGAGGTGGGGCTGGTGGAAATTTATCTTTAAGTTTTAGCGGAAGTTTTATACCTTTTAATACTGATCCTCTTGCTGCTCAACAAGCATTAAGAGGTCCAAGCGGTTATTTTGGTAGATATACAGTCATGGCAACGATAACTGGCGGACCAATTCAAGACTGGCTTGCAGGACCAGTTTTTCGGCCTATTTATTATAATGCTCCAAATTTAAGAACTATTTATGGAGTTCACACTAATGTTAACGTAGAAAATGGAACCCAAAGACAGGATAACGGAACATTTATAACTGAAAGATTTAAAAATGGAAGAGCAATTAATTCTATCTCTCAAGTAAATATATTAGATTTAATTTCAGAAGGACCAATAGAAGGATTTATTTCTGGTATATACGTTTACAATGCAAGTGGGAAGACTACTGGAGATGTAGGTTACAATAGTGTAAATTTTCAACCATTCGAACAAACTTATAGTAATCCAGAAACAAGGTCTATCTTTTGGGATGATGTGCCAGTAACAGATTTAGCAGGATTCTATAATTTCCAATACGCAAATTATAAATTTACTTATGGAGAAAAAACTAATGACCATACCATATACAATCCATATATAAACTTATATGAAGAAAGAAGAGATTATGGAGCTAGAATAGTAGATAGATATAAATATCCAATTCAAACATCTGTTACAAAAAGTTATGGTGATACTTTATATGGTTTTTATTTAGTAAGTGGAAATAATCAAATACTTACCCCTAAAACTTATTATGTATATAATACAGACATTTCAGCCTTAAAAATAAATGTAAAAATTAATAGTTTATACGAACAAATGCTAACTGGAACAAATGCGGGCGATGTCGAAAAACAATTTTTAACATTAAGATTTATAATCCGCAGAATTTTATCAAATGGAGAATTAGTTACTTTAGATACATCTAAATATTTTCCATTTATTAATGATTATTATTCTAGAGATGATATTGCAATTCAAGGCAAAATATCTAGTAGTCCAACGATGATAACCTATGAAATTACATTAAGACCTTACTCTGAAACTTCTCCTTGGTTTGAACTTTTTCCCAATCAAATTGGTTGGGCAATAGATATTGTTAAAATGACAAGAGAAGGAACTAACGCTGGCCTAGCAAATTCAACATCTATAGATAGTATCACGGAAGTTTATAGCGATAGATTTGTTTATCCAGATACAGCTATGGTTTTGTCTAGATTTGACGCAAGATATTTTAATAATATTCCTACTAGAACATACGAAGTTAAATTATTAAAAGTTAAAATTCCAGTAAACTATGATCCAATATTAAGAACATATACTGGACCTTGGAATGGAAAATTTAAAGTAGCATGGACAGATAATCCAGCTTGGTGTTTTTATGACTTGATAACAAACAATAGATTTGGGTTGGGAAAATTTATTGACGCAGGTTTAACAGATAAATGGACTTTATATGAAATTGCTCAATATTGTGACCAATTTGTATCAGATGGAGTTGGAGGATTAGAGCCAAGATTTAGATGCAACCTTTACATGGCAAACAAAGAGGAAGCCTATAAAGTTTTAAATGATATGGCTAGTATATTCAGAGCTATAGTTTATTATTCTGCTGGACAAATCACATTATCACAAGACTCTTTAAAAGAACCAATTTATTTATTTAATAATAGTAATGTTATTGAAGGTTCATTTAATTATTCTGATGCTTCTAAAAAATCAAGAAAAACCGTTGCCTCTGTAAGATATAATGATCAAAATGATAATTATAAGCCAGCCATAGAATATATAGAAGATAAAACTGCAATATTAAAATATGGAATACGAGAAACAGAAATTGTTGCATTTGGATGCACAAGTCAAAATCAAGCCAGAAGAGTAGGAAAATGGCTTTTGACAACTCAAAATACCGAAACTGAATTAGTTGATTTTCAAGTTGGTTTAGAAGGTAATTATGTAAAACCTGGAGATGTTATACTTATATATGATCAATATAGAAAGAATCAATCTTACGCTGGAAGAACTATGGAATTAACTACTGGATACGCTATATTAGATACTCCTTATAATTTTACTAATACATATGCAATTACTGGAGCTAATGCTAATAATTCATTCGTGTTTAATGTATTAACTCCAACTTATAATTTAAATTTTGGAACACAACTTGGAGATCTTTATGCTACTGGTTTTTCTGATATTACATCTTCTGGAGTTACAGGATTAAATAGTTCATTTTTGAGAAGAAGCCAATTACAATCAATCACAATAAATAATCCGCAAAATTATTTAACAAGTGGGTCTGGAATATATTCTAATAATATAAGAATTAATTTTCCAAATCGCCTGACAGTTAGTGGTTACAGTTTTCCACAAAATACAGTATGGAGCATAGATATAAATACTTCTGGATATGCAACTCAAGGAATTAATACTAGATCTCAAATAAATAACCCAACGAATACTTTATATCCAGGATATTATTTAGAATCATATCTTAATAAACCTAAAAAATATAGAATTTTAAATACGACAGAAAAAGAACCATCACTATTCAATATCAACGCTCTTGAGTATAACGATCAAAAATATGCAAATATTGATAACGTAGCAACACTTGTTAATGTGCCTGTTAGACCAGCTTTGCCAGTTGCGCCAGCTTTATTCTTGAGTGGTATATTTAGAAATTCTTTGGATTCTTATTGCGCAACTAATCCTTGTAATGGAACAATTTATACAACTAATCAAGGTGGAATTAATAGCATCATGTACAACATACAACCTCCAGCAAATAATTCTTCAAATGAATTATATTATGTTTACATTAAACCATTTAGTAATTTCACTAGCACAAGTACTCCTGAAGTATATTTGCATGATGTAATATCTCCAAATAATTTAAGAACAGGAATGAGTCCAACAAATTGGTTATTAGGTACGATTCCTCAATTTGTGACACCTACTGGAGCAGCAAATTATTTTTTCAGAATATTTGCTGCAAATTCTTTCGGAGAAAGAAGTACTGCTACCACTGGAGCCTATAATCTAACTGCTCAAGCTTCTGTATTTAGCGTAATCGCAAGTGGACGCAATATATATTAATTATGAAAGTTAAAAATTTAAATCTAACATTAGAATGGTTAACATTAAGAAATATTCCTGATTTTCTAGAGGTAGATCAAGAATTTCCATCATATAATATTAAAGTAAAAAATCAAGATAATTATTTAATAAATCAATATTTAAATTTAAAAGATTATGAATTAATTACTAATTATAGTTGGGATAGTATGGCAGACGAAAGATGGACAATGAAAACTAAACTTAAGGTCGATGTTTTAAAAAATCAAGCAAAAAATATATTTAAATATAATTTTGAAAATAATTATTCTAAATACAAATTATTAAATAATAAATTAGGTTTTTTTAAAAAAATAAAATTTGAAGTAGATTATAATAATGATGGTAAAGGAGATTTTGAAGAAGAAGCAGAGTATGCTGAAATTGAAAATTTAGACAAAAATGTTTTATTTAATAAAATTTATCGAAGTAGTGATTACCTTACTGTAAAATTACTTATAAATAAAGAATACTTTAAACAGCAAGAAGTCTACTCATTACTTGTATTGAGTGAAGTTTCTAATAAATTAGTTAAAAATAAAAAACTAACAAATCTATTTACTGAAAAAGTTGAAGAAAAATGGCTTGACGTAAATGATTCAACAGCGCTACTCACAATACCTTTCATTGAAAGTGATATTGTTGAAATATCTGAAAATTTAAACATTAAAGTTATTCCTCTTAATTATCTTCAATCCGAATTATATAACTTTTTAAGATCAAGAGAATCTCAAGAAGATATTGGTAATTTATATGAGGAATACTTTCCTAATCAAACATTTAATATTGGAAAAATATACAAGCAATCTGTAAATAATGAAACTGTAGTATTCTATCAAAACTATTTATATCTATTCAATAATCAAAGTTTAACTTCAAATAGTTTAACTTCAAATATATCAATTAATGATATGGTATTTAATAGTTATTTCCCATTATTAAATAAAGATCAAGCAAATAAAACCATATGCTTATCTAATGATTTAAATACAGATGATGTGCTTGATAATAACTACAACCTGCAAAAGGGATATTTGGGATTTTATGGTAAAGATTTAAGCTCATACGAAGATGTAGCTATTGATGTAGATTATCTTCAAAATCAAGGCGTACTTCAAGCTAAAATCATTGAAATCGAAGAAAATGGCAATACTTGCAATATTTATATTGAATATATAACCACTTTTTATAACAATGAAAAGTTCTATATAGAAACTAGTAATAATCTCAAATATAGTGAAAAATATAAGAAAAATATCGACGGTAAGGATTATATCACCTTATTGTTTAAATATTCCTATAATTTACAAAATTTAAATGAATTTTTAAATGAAAATTCTTCTATTAATAAATCGCAAATTATATCAGATAAAGACTTAATTAATTTCTCTGCAAAATTAATACTATAAATTACTGCTGCTTCCTGTAAACTGCAGAACTCAATAATCCGCCAGGCCTTTGCTGTTCTGTAATTACTCTTATTACTTGGGTTCTTACTTTTTCCGCTAATTCTTTTGTTCTTTGAGCTTCTGCTCTTTTTTCGTCATTACTATTTTCTTCTGTATTTTCATTAGTAACAGATTGTTGATTTAAATTAACCACAACACTTACATTGTTTGTTGGAGAATAATTATTAGAATTTGTTTCGCTAACTCCGCCAACTGCTCCTCCGTCTGCAAATTTTTTAGCTCTTCCAGAATTAAGATCATCAAAGAATTTTTTGCCATACATATTTACAGCTTCTTTTCTCATAACAAATTCACCGCCCATAAGCATCGCAGGGATATCATCTTTGCTACTTCCGCCAGAAGCAAATTTTCTAACCTCTCCACCTTTAGCTAAAAATCCTAATCCAGCTCCTGCAACTCCAAAAAGAGCTTGATACCACGCACCCTTGCTTTTTGCATCTTTTTGTTGATTATATTGATTTTGAATTTCTTGATTCATTCTAATATTATCTTCAAGAGCTTGTCTATTTGATTCATTAACTCCAGCAACATAATTTAAATAATCATATAGCGCCATTTCTCTATCTTGTCTAATTCTATTTTGAGGATTATTTGGATCAATAATAGCTTGCAAACTTAATCTTGGATCAATAACATTTTCCCCAGCAGTTGGATAAAGTGGGTCATTATAGCTATAAGTATTTGCTCCTAAAAATTGAGATTCTCCACCAGATGCAAATCTTTGGACTCTTCCACCGTATTTAAAATAATTATCTCTCTGTCTTGTGCCCACGCCTACGCTAGAAGTTGGAGAAGTAGCGGTTGGGTTTGTTGCTGCACTTTTTTGACCAACTATAGGAGCGGCCATTGCAGCCAGTACGCCAAAAAATCCACCAGTCGCAAATTTTTGAACTCTTCCGCCGTATTTAAAAAAGTTTTTTTCTTCATTTTCTCTTCGTCCTAGAATAGAAGGGGCTACTGAATAGTTATAGCTAGGAGATAAATTTGAAGCAGCTGCACTTTTTTGAGCCATGTAATTATCGTAAGAAGTAGAGTATACTGGTGTACTCGTAGCATTAAACATTTTTTGTCCTACTGAAGATAAAGGTTGTCCGTTAGACTTTACAGATGGTCCTAGACTTGATATTTTAGCCATTCCAATATCTTTTGGTACGTTATTTTTTACATCTTGCATTGCCGCAATCTGACCTATTGTTGCACCAAATCCTCCAGCAATACCTATGTCTTTAGCAAAACCTCCAAAAAAGAATCTTTGGACTCTTCCACCGTATTTAAAATAATTATCTCTTCTGTCTCTCTGTCTTGTGCCCATGTCTACGCTAGAAGTTGGAGAAGTGTTGGTAGAAACATTTTGATTACTTCCTTTGCTGTTGCCTAGATTTATACCAAATGCTGGAGCTATATTTTGAAGCATAGAAGGATTGCTTTGCGCCAGTCCTGCCATAGCTAAACCCATCGCTCCTCCCAAAAAGTGTTTTTGAACCTTTCCTTCATTTAACATTTGCAAATATTCTGAACCATATTTATTAACAGCGCTTTTTCTTATAACATATTCTCCACCGCTCAACATAGCTGGAACATCATCTTTATTTCCAGATCCACCTACTACATTTCCACCAGTAGAATATCCTTTGATTATTCCACCTTTTGATTTAAATAATGAACCAAAGAAATCTCCAATACCTCCACCACCGCCACCAAATATACTACTAGTACTGCCAAAGAGTTTTCCAAAAACTAAATTAGTGCTAAAGTCAAGAGCCAATTGTTGTATTTTATCGCTGACATTAAGAGCCATCTTTGTAAAAGCATCACTAGCGGTAGCTGTTCCATTAGCAAAAGATAAGAAGGCGTTATTAAATTCACTTTTAATTGTATTTGCAGTATCTTTGGCTCCTAATTGAGCTTGTCTAAATGAATCTTCTGCGCTATTATCAAACTCATCAAAAAATGCAGCACCAAAATCTTGTAATTGAGTTTCTTGACCAAGAATTCTAGCCTCTCTTGCCTCTTGTCTTCCTCCTCTAAAGTCTTCGGCAAATATCCTTCCAGATTTTCTTTGGTCTAATAATATCTTTTCGCGAAGAGCTTCTAATCTTTTTCTATATTGATCTTCGGTAATAATTGTTTTTTCTATATCTTTTTGATACTGCTCTTCTGTTATTTCTTTATTTGCAAGCTGGGCGCCTAATCTTTCTCTTCGAATTGTTTCGTCACTTAATTGAGATCTAAGTTTTTCTGTTTCTTTATCTATTTCGTCATATACTCGATTTCTTCTAGATGGCGTTAATATATCTTCTCCAATCTTTTGTATTAATGCGCCTTGTTCTTTGCCCAAAATTTCCATAGGATCTTGCAATCTCTTAAATAAAGTATTTTTAACAAATTCATCGGCTTTTCTTAATGTTAATGTATTATTTCTAAAAGCTTGAACGTAAGCTTCAATACTATCAATTGCGCTAGTTTTAAGAATATCATCGATTTTTTTAGTGCTAATTCCTTGAGATCTTAAATCTTTTACAATTTGCTCGATAAGAGCCGAACTAGATTCTTGATTTAAAGCTGTGCTACCCGAAGCAATTCTCCATTCAGCAAACTTTACTCTTGTTTCTTCTGCGTCTTGGTAAAGAGGTTCAATAGTACTTAAGATATCATTTAAATTTGTATTTAAATTTTGTTGCAATTCTGTTCTTTTTGCTATTAATTCTGCCGTTTTCTTTTCACCACCATATTCACCGTCTAATATTTCATTATAACCAAAAATTGTTACGACTGCCTTTGTTAAGAGATCTCCTTTCTTATTTGCTAAATCTTTAGCTTTTTGTTCATTTATTAAAGTTTCATTAGTTATTTTATTAATTTCTTCCTGTTTTGCTCCTCTTTTTTCTAATAATTTTTCTAGACTTTTACTGACAGCACCTATTCTTTGTCTACCTTCTTCTGTTGCGGCTAATTTTCTTATTACAGATTCTCCAGTAGATTCTTGAAGAGATAATAAACTTTTTCCTATAACTTTAGCTGTTGTAGGATCTTCTATTACTTTTCCCTTAGTTTTAAATTCTTCCAATAAAATTCTAACTCCTTCATTTGAAAGTTTAGAGCTACTTTCTGCTAATTTTTTATTAATAATCAAACTAATAGTATCATAATCTGCATTTTTAAATGCTTCCAATACTTGATTTACAGTCTCTTCTCCAAGAGGACCAAGACCAGTAGAAATTTCATTTACAATTTTTTCTAAATTAAAAGCTTTTGTTTGTTCGTCAGCAGCAGAAGCTTGGACTCTCTTATATTCTTCAATAAGAGGAATAACTTTTTGTAAAGAAGATTGCGAAGATTGAAATTCATCTTGAAGAAATTGCAAATTTTTCTGAAGTTTTACTAGATCTTCTGTTTTTAAAGCTTTCAAAAATTGATAAGCACCTATTCCACCACCAACAACCGCCCCTGCAGCCGCACCATAAAGACCACCCCTTGCTCCCATACCAGCTCCTACAAATGCGCCAGTTCCTATCATACTTATCGCTGTACTTATTCCATCAATAGCAGCTTGAGTTTTAATATCTTCATTTGAACTAAATTGAGATAAAGTTTGTAAAATTATTGGTAAACCAAAACTAAAAGCTAGGGCAGCACCACCAAATCTTTCAAATCCTTTAGACGCATTTTTTGTTTCTCTACTTAAATCTTTAAAATCTTTAATAAGTTGTTTTGTTGATTTATTTTGCGTTTCCGTCAATACACGTATTTGATATTGTAATGCGTTTGGATCACCCATAAATGTTGATGGCAGATTTACAAAATTTGGGATAAATCCAGATGATGCTCCAGCAGTTTTTGCTCTACTTGAACCATATCTTGCTACACCTTGAGCTAATCCCATTGGTTCATCTTTTGTATTATAAACTCCTAAACCGAGAGGATTCGAAGCAGAAGTCAATCTAGAATCTTTACCTACTCTTATTCTTGACATTGGAGTTCCAGCGCCAGCTTCTCTTCCAATTGCATCATTTAATGCTGTAAAATTAGGAATAAATCCGCCAGAAGTTTTTTTACCTTTGGTTGTACTGAATCTTCCAAATTGTCCCATTCCAACTTCTTTATAGATTTTATTCGCAAAACTTTGTAAATTATCATTAGATAAACTTCCTTTAAAATCTCCAAGAACAGTACTAAAACCAAATAATTTTTGTAAATTTCTTAAATTTTTACCACCTCTAACATCAAAATCTCCAAATCCTTTTTGTGAATCTAATGCCGTATAATTTAATGCTGTTTTCACTCCAATTTCAAAAGCAGAACCGACTGCTCCTCTTACTGCGCCATATGCTCCTTTTTCTCCAGAACTAGAAAATGCACTAGCTAGTGTTCCTTTATTTACAGTTCTGCCTAAAGGTTTTAAAGTATCAATAAAACCAGATGTATTATCTAAAATACTATTAGTTATATTTGTAAATAATCTTCTTTTATCATCAGCTAAATCTCCTTCTAAAGCAGATTTTTTCATTCCATAAACTGGCACATTTGTAATTGCAAATTCTGAAGATTTACCTTTTGGAGAAAATGGTCCAGCTAGTTTTCTTGAAGATCCAATAAATGGCAATAATACGCTAGCTATACTACTAACATCCAGTGGAGTTGGTTTATTTAATGCAGCCTTACTTTTTCTTTGAGCAGTCTTTACATCAGATCTAACATACCCTGCTTCTGCTGCATCTTTTGGAGTTATAGCTTTTGTTTTAATCGCATAAGGAATTTGAGAAGCAGAAAATCTTTTATTGTTTATAATATAATCTGCAAAATTAGGTATAAATCCATTACTTGCATATGGATTAAATCCATATACTGAATTAAATTGACTTTGATAATTTTTTCCAGCATCACTTTGCATTGGAGGCATAATCGCTGGTTGACTCATTCCAGGAAATTTTTTAACTTTTTCTGCTGAATTATAAGTTACAGAACCTTCCCCAGGTATATTCATTTTACGAACATATCCAGGAGAGTATCCACCAGCTAATGCACCTAAAATTTCTGAACTAGCAAAATTAGGAATAAATCCTCCGCTTTTAGCTTTTAATACTCCTCCCTTGGCAGTAACCCCTTTTCCTATTAGTCCTCCAGTTAGCGTGGAGGCAATGCTCGCGGCTCTTTGTCTTTCTATTGTTTGTTGTCGGATAATATTTAAAATTTTATTTTCTACATCTAATACGGTTATTTGTTTATTAAATACTGCTTGAACAAGCGCTGGTTCTTGAGACAATACTTGATTTATTTTCGCCTGTATTTGCGCGCGCTGCTCCGACTGGGTATTTAAATTCAATAAAGCTTTTATAGATTCTCCAGCAAACTTAGCTAAGTTTAAAAATAATTTGCCAAATACAGCAGTTACAAGTATTGCTCCTGGACCGCTCACAAAAGTACCTATACCCTCAAATATTCCTTTAGCAATTTTACTTCCTATCCCTTGAGAATCTGAAGAAATGGATTCTAGTCCTTTATTTAATAATTCAAGCCCACTTTGAAAAGTTGGTTGTAGAGATATTTTTCCAAAATCTGCACCAAGCTGAGTTATATTAACAAACGTACGATTTATCAGTGCTGATAAAGTTTCATTTAGAGCCTGGTTTCTGGTTATAGCTTGATCTGTTGCTCCAGCAGAAGTCTCTAAAGCTCTATTATAAACCGAATACTCTTTACCCAAATCTGACAAAGCTGCTTTTAAAATGTTTATTTTAAAAACGCCTCCAACAGTTTCTGCTACTTGAGCACGTTGACCATCGCTCAACTGATTAAACGTTGTAGCTAAATTATTTAGAACTTGGATAGCTGGAAGAGTATTTCCTTCTAATGTTCTTACTTGAATGCCTAATTGCTCAAGTTGGTCTAAAGTATCTGTTCTCTGTATTCTTGTGAATATTGTTTTTAGTGAGTTACCAATAACAGCACCACCTCTAGCAGTTGTTTGCTGTACGCTGGTAACAATACCTAATAATTCATCAAAATCAACACCAGCATCTTGAGCAGAGCTTCCAACTCTTTTAATAGCTTCTGCGAGATCAGCAGAACTCACCGCAAATGCAGCATCAACATTTGCTAATTTATTGATAATTGCGGTAGAATCTAAAGCTGCATTACTAAAACTATTAATTGTGGCAGTTAATGCTTCTACTGAAGCCACAGTATCTAATCCGCTTAGACGAGTTAATATAAGAGCGTCTCTTGTTCTTTTAAGTGTTTCTTCGAGACCTAAACCTTGACGCGAAAATTCAGTTGCAGCTTGAGCAGCTGTATCAAAAGACTGAGCGGTGTCTTTTGCAATACTAAATAAACCACTTCCAAAAGCCGCTAAAGATTTTGAACTCACATTCAAAATAACATTAATATCAGTTAATGATTTTTCTACATCTATAGTACTTCTTACTAAAGACGAGAAAGCCTTCTCTACGCTATATATTAAGCCAGCACTGGCTCCGAAAGCAATAACACGAGCATTTGAAGCGTCTAGCGATTTTTGAAACTCATTAGATGCACCAGTAATTCGCCCTAGGGGTTGAGTAAAGGCTTTTTCATTCAATCCTTTGAATTTAAAATCACGCGCCAAGGCGCTCTGAATGTCTCTTTCGAGTTGCCTTGTATTTGCACCTACTGAAATTGTAGCTGAAGTCCTAGCCATGCCTTATTCCTTTACTATAAGGAATTACACGAAATATTATTAATTATGATAGGATTCGCTACTAAGCTCCATGCATTTTCATTAAATCTTCCATACTTAAAGTTCCACCCTTTTTTTGAGCTTCTTTATGTAAACTGATACCATTTTCGTCTTTACCTATCTTAGCTAAATCTTCTTTTTTAGCTCCTACTATAGAAGTAGCAATTGCGCCTTCTGTTTTCTTTTGATTATTTTCATTTTTACTAAGAACTTCTTCTACGTTCTTACTACTTTCAAGCCATTCAATTAATTTATCTGGATCTTCGTAATATTCATCACTAGGTTTATGTTTAGCTTCAGACAATGCATTTTTGAAATATCTAGCATATCCAAATACCTCCATTTGATAAAACGTTAAATATATAATTGGTTTTCCGTATAAATTATAAGCATTTTCATCACAAAGGTTAAATAAACTTAGATAATATGCTGAAAGAGCTATTTTCTTGAGATTATTTTCTATAAAATTTTTATTTATATTATTATAAATTTCTAGTACTTCTGATATTTCTTTATTCTCTAATTCATCAAATTCTTGTTCAGAAAAATACTTATCTTTTAAATCTTTATCTTTAAATAATGAATTAAACATATAGTATTCATTAATCTTTTTATTCGCATAATCCTCTACAGTAAAACCTAATAGATCTTTTCTTTCTACTGTTAAAGTGATTAATTCTAATTTTTTCTCGTTAATTTGTTTATTAAACTCATTTATATCATCACTTTTAAATAATTTAGATTTAGTTTGCCTAAGAGTAGACATATCAGATTTTAATTTTTTAATTTTTTCGTTATTTTCTTTAGACCAAATACCTTCTAAAATTAAGTACTCTTCTTTTTGATCTTCTGTTGGAAGACCATTTCTTTTAGCTTTCTCTATAAACTCTTGCTTTAAATGATCTATTTCACCCGAATCAAAACTAGTATTATGCTTGAAGTATAGTTTATTACTCTTATAATAAGATAAAGAATAACCCTTTAATATATCAATAAACAAAAGTCGTAATTTGTTTTTGTCTAAAGTTTGCAATCATTATTCCTTTTATTCTTTTGCTTCACTACCCTGTAATGCATTAACGAGTTTTTCGAACTCTTCTTGAGAAGCAGCCCTGCCAATATACCAAAAACTAATCAAATAAAGAAGTTTTTGTATAGCGATTTTTTCTACTCCAGATTCAGATTCTTCAATTTCATCGTATCTTTTAAGTTTATCTTCATAAGTTCCATCTTGAAACAGTTCTTTGAATTTTTTATCATCGCCTTGAATAAGGCTGAGTTGAAGAACCCACCACATAATAGTTTTATTTCTAGCTCTGTTTTCTGCGGTTTGCTCAAAAAGATTAGCTTGAGCCATCTCGTATTTTTGCAATTTTTCTCTAGCGTCATTCATTTTTGCAATAACATTTTGAATTTGCTTTTTCTCTTCTTCTGTTCTAATGGCCTCTTCTTTAATAGACAATCTTTGAAATTCAGTTTGTAAATTAAAGAATTCCAAATATAGATCATTATACTCTTTTTGCTCTTCATCACTTAGAACTCCGCCATCATTATTAAATCTTTTAGCTAATAAAGCGCGAGTTAATAATCCCGCTTTAATACCTTCTGAAAGTCTAACTCCATAAAATAACTCTGCTTCATCAAATAAACTTCTAGTAGGTTTTTTAATAGCTAATTTAACTGGAACTGTACTTTTAACCTTGGAAGTAACTTTTACTTCTTCGCCTTTTTCATTAGTAGAAATATCTACTTTTTCAATTTCTTTCTCTTGAAAGATATCAAATTCAAACATTGTTTTCATATTTTTTCTCCATTATTATTAACTAAATCTTGTAAATAATTTTTAATTTTACCATAGTAAACTACTCCACCAATTGTTTTAATAAATTGATGTTTTTTGTTATCATCCCAGTTTTGATAATTTTTAATAAAATTGGGATTCTTAAAGGTGGTTAAACTTGGTTTTAAAATTCCAAAGTTATCTTTTAAGCTTTTTTGTATACTTTGTACAGAAAGATTTCCTTCAATTATCTCATCTATAGGAAAATTATAATTTAATTTCTTGGTTTTCATTTGAGCGTTATATTGATTTTACTGAAATTTTCTTCTATCTCTCGTACTGCATCATTGGCATTATCAAGGATTCTTTTGCGTATTTTTTGATAAGTTTCATCATTTATATTATAACCAGAATCACCTAAATCTTCAAGAATAAAAAAGAAATTCTTGTATATATTTGTAATCTTTCTCTTTATCTGAAAAAGAGTCATGTCTTTTATAGGATCGTTTTCCATAATCTTTTACCTTTATCTAACCCTTACCTTAACTTGAATTACACAAAAAATAACCCCCACGAGAACGTGAGGGTTATTTTATAACTTAATTTATGTATTATTTATTAGAATTGTCCGTTGATAAATAATCCATTAGTTGTGTCTTGTGGACCACCAACTTGAGCACTGAATGTAAGGGTAACAGATTTATTGCTACCGATATCAGAGCTATACTCTTGACTATCTAATTTTGCACCCTTAAGGATGAATTTTGCCATAGTAAGAGTAGAGTCAGATGGGCTCTTGATTGTGATTGATGGGTTATAAGTAGCAGAATCATCAACTACAAGATTTGCTAAATTTCCTGCATTCATTGTTGTGACTTGAGCATCAACACTTAATGTTACTGTTAATGGGAAGTCGATTTCTCTTGTGAATGCGAATTTATTTCCTAGTCTTTGAATTGGTGTACGACCTAGATCAAAGCTTAATGTATAACTTTGAATATTCATTGTGTTTACATCAACTCCGCTAGCTAATGTATTACTTAATGATAATGTAATATCTCCTGGGCGTAGAGCACTAATTGCGCTTCCAAGTCCAATTCCAACATTTTGAACAGCTTGAGCTAATTGATAATAGTTTGTTAAAGCTGCTCCATTTTCAGGATTAACTGCTGGAACAAAATTTCCACTGATTCCATTTTGGAAATTCATATTCAAACCTTCAACATTGATAGTTGTTGTTGGGAAATTACCAACGGAACCCTCTGTTGAGTAGGACGTTAAGAATGCGTTACCGATTCCAATAACTCCGTTATTTCCAGAAGAAGAATCTGTGAATCCTACTGTATCTGTACCTTCTGGAGTTGTACGAATGAAATAGTTTCTTTCATCTGAAGTTTTATTTAAGAATCCAGAAATAGCAGAAACAGTTGAATCACTACTTCCAGAAGCAATTGTAAATCCTAGAATATTTTCATTAGAAAGATTTGAGTTAATATAACTAAAATCTAATGAAACTGTTGGATTTGTTAAAATTACACGATCAATAGCTGCTAATTGTCCGAATTGATTAACATCTGTACGATCTACCGTGAAGCTATAATTAGCTGTTTGAATTCTTTGCAACTGTTTAACTAGATTATTACTTGAATTTATTACGTTACTATTTCCACCGATTCCAGGTGTGAATGTTCCGTAGTGGTAACCTGTTGCTGGTGAGGGTCCAGCGTAAACAGCTTCTGATTGATAAATTATACGATTTCTTGCCATATTAGTATTTCTCCATTTATTGTTATTACACCGATTTTTTTATTTTTTCTACTTTTTTATTGTCTTGGATATCTATTTTTTGATACCTCAAAATCAACAAAAGCAGAATATACATTTCTATTTAAGCTATTAGTAGCATTAACTATCCTTGTATCAGTTTTACTAACATTGACTTCATTAATATACAGATAATCATCAGTATTAGCTTTATTTGCTGTATAATTAATATAATTAAAAATATTATTTGGGGTATTAACTGAGCCTAATGAATTAAATGGCATTTCATTTGCATATATCAAGGGTATTATCTCGCGAGCAGTATCTCTCATTATACTTGTTACAGCATCTAGGCTAAATACGCTATCAGATAATATGATTGCTCTAACGTTACTAATTGTTTGATCAAATCCACCAAAAGCTAAAGGCTTATTTTTACCGCCTTGATATTTTAAATATATAACAGGATAGGTCTCTGAACCAACTGGTAGTCCAGTAGGGTTTTGATATGTTTTAGGATTAATTTGATATTGTGTTTCAAATAATAAATTTTCTTCAGTTTTACTAGTCAAATACATGTTAAAATCTTTAACAGCATAATTACCACTTAAAGCTGTAGTAGGATCACTTATGGGTTGACTAAAATATAATTGACCCTCAGAAGCATTAATTCCGCTTAAATTATTTTGCCCAGGAATCGTAAAAACTCCATTAACATAAACTCCACTTATGATATTTGCCCCACTTATAGAAGAGTCTATAACCATTTGCTTTAATGGAGCACCGTATGTATAATATCCATAAAACATATTAGTGAGAGGATAAAATACGCTTTGAAAATTTGTATAAGCTTGTCCATTAGTTGACACTTTGTTGTCTAACCAAAGTAACATACTAGTCATTAAAATATTATCAAATTGTGGTGTCATTTTATTTTAAATTCTTTATAAATTTCGTATAAAGCTCTGTCATATATTTTACTGGTCTATATGCAGCAACTCTAACTTTATTTTTAGATTGAATTCCTCTTCCAGATCTACTAGCTGGAAATACCAAGCCATAAACATAATATCCAAATCCAGAAATGCCATCTTCAACACCCTTTACCCAGCTTCTTCCTCGTTCAAATGGAAGAGGTGTTTGAGATTTTATTTCATCTAAAGAAGGAGTAAATACATTAAATTTTAATTGAAAAGTTTTTTTATCAAAAATTGATTTTTTATCTAAAAATGTATTTTGTTTGATTAATGCAGTAAGATCATCAACAGGTTTGTCTTGACTATCAAATCCAATAAATGCAAAAAGATTTTCTTTTCCATTTAAAGTATTACTAATATTTTCTCCATCTGGACCAGTATCTAATTCTTTGGATACGGGGTGATCTTGTATTTCATTTATATATTGATCTAGATTTTCTTTTAAAATTTCTTGAGCAAAAATAACTGCTTCTTTTTTTAAAGCTGCTTCATATGAACTTGCAATTTCTTGTTTAACTTGGTTGAAATTAATTTTAGCAGCCATATTATTTTGTTTGCTCCAATCCATATACATAATATGTATTATTTAAATATTTTTTAACAATATCTTCTGTAATAACATTCCAAGTTTTTCCATCAAATTCAAGTTTTATAGTTCTTCCATTCGCGATAAAATCTCTTGCATCCTGTTTAACTTTTAAAGTAACATCTCCTTTTACGAAAACTAATTTTAAGTCATTATTAACAGCATCTGCATCGTTAGAATTATTATAATAAATTCTTCCATTAAAAGTTCCAGTTACAGGAATATATGTAAAATTAACTGCATCTGAAGATTGACCATAACCATATAATGGAGCACTTTGAACTTGCTCTACAATTCTTACTGGGTCTTTATGAACAATAAAAGGTCTGGAAAAATAAGTAAAAAAATTATCATAATCTTGCGAAAATTCTGCCGCAGCTGTTGAGTTTATAAAGCTCATAGTATTATGCTGAGTACCAAATTGTTCTTATATTGCGAAAGGCATTTCTTCCAACTGGATCATAAACTCCTGGAATAGTATCATCCCCAGCGACTTGCAAAGGAGTAACTTCGTTAAGTTCATATCTATTAACAAAATCTTGTAGTTCGTCATATTCTTGTTTTCTAACTGATATGTAACTTTTTAAGATTTCATTTTTATTAGCTTTTTGAACGCTACCAATATCATCTTTAATTGTAATAAAGTCTGTTGAGGCTAGACTCCCTGTGCTTTTGATTCTAAGGTCGAAAAAATATACAGAATACATTTTTTTGAATATATATTTTTCAGCGTCACCAAGATTGGGATTAATCTCCAAAGTAGCACTATCAACTTCGAATGGTCTATTTATTAGATTACCAAGTCCACCAATATTTCTTCTTACCCAAGCAGCTATAGCTGCAATACTAAGATCACTAGGTTCACCCAATTCTTCATATATTTCTTGGGCAATAGATGTTACTGTATTTATAATCATATAATAATAATTACACTATATTTAAAAAATTAATTATAGCAATATATATTTACTCCAGCTCTCCATCCAGAAGGACGAAAACCTAATGTATAATTTCCCCATCTTAATCCACAAACTACATAATCTGCTTCATTTACTTGAACATTAGGAGTTATTGGCCCAATATAACTAAACCCTGAAGCACCAAATGTATTTGCATTAATTATTGTACTAATTACTCCAGTAGATTCAGTACTAACATTAATAAAATATCCTGTTGCATTTTGATTTGGAATACCAGTAAAAGTATCTAAGTATTGATACCAAGATGCTTTTTTTGCTATACATTTTTCTCCAATTTGGAATTTTTTATTATTAATATTTATACTAGGACCACTAGGAAGATTATTAAAATAGCTTATTGCATTATTTGTTGGATTAGAATTAGTAACTTGCATAAAAATTGTAAAAGAATTTTGTCCATTTAAAAGAACTCCTGTATTATTTACTGTTAAATTGCCACTTACTAAATTTAATCCAGATTCACTTATTCTAGCTATAACTTTACTAGCCGTTGTTCCACCCGCATGAAATTCTATAGCAGTATTTGGAGTTTGAGTTCCAATATCTAAACTTCCTCCATTTACAAATAAGTATCCATCTAATCCAGTTCCATTACTAAACGTAGGATCATTATATCCACTATTATTAATTCCAAGATTAATATAATTAGTATTATCTGTTCCATTATTAGCCGTTATGACTAAATCAGCAGTCGCAAAAGAACCAGTTGCTCGGTTTTGAATATTTAATTGTAAATAACTATTTCCACTGCCGACCATTGATAATGGATTATTTAATAATGGTATAGCTGGCGTTCCTCCATTTGAAAAGACTCCAGAATCAAAGAATGTTTTTCTGCCAGAAATAGTCTGGTTGCCAGTAGTATATACAACATTTGAGATACTTGCTCTCGTTAATACAGGGTTTCCACTTATGTATATATCATTGTATACGTTAATTGAGGAATTGCCAGTTATGATAATATCTATTCCTGATAAGAATAGGTTGTCGATACTTGAAACCTTGATGTTGTTAAAGTTTCCAGTACCAGAAACTCCTATATTATTAATAAACGTTTTATTACCAGAAATGATTTGATTTCCAGTTGTGTAGACTACATCTTTTATTGTTTGAGATGAGGGTATTACTCCAGTTAATACAGGGTTTCCACTTATATATATCGCATTGTATACGTTAATAGAAGAGTTTCCTGTTACTACTAGGTCTACTCCAGATAAAAACAGGTTATCCATGTTTGAAACTAATACGTCAACACCAGAAAGATATAGTTTGTCAACATTTGAAACTTTGACGTTATTGAAATTCCCAGTACCAGAAATATTTATGTTATTAAGAAAGGTCTTATTTCCAGAGATAAGTTGATCACCAGTTGTGTAGACTATCGTATTCGGTAAGGTTACTGCTGATGCTTCGCCACTTAGTAAAAATCCTGTCCCATTTACGTTTGGGCGAGAAGCGAAAGTTTTAATTCCAGAAATTATTTGATCATTTACATTGTATACTAAATTATTGGCAGAAACTTCTTTAAAAGAAGCTATTGTGGCAGGTGCAGATATTTCTGCATTTCCATTTATAGAAATTAAGTCAGCATTATCAATAGTTAATGCTTCACCACCTGGATTAATAGTTATTCCATCTTCTCCGAGACGCATTGATGCTGAAGAAGTATTTAAATGTATATATGATGCACCACCACCTGCATTGATAAATAAATTAGAATCACTTTCAGGAATTTGACTTCCAGAAATACTACCACCTATACCATTTTGATTTCCAAACAATAGGTAATTTGCAAAAGTTTTATTTCCACTTATAGTTTGATTTGAAGTTGTATTGACTACTGGATTTCCACTTATATAAATATCTCCATCTAAAACATTAAGCCCGCTGGTTGAAATTACTACTTTATCTATTGCTGCTGGGCTTCCAATGTTGGTTGTTCTAATTGTAATAAAAGTGCCTTGTCCAGTATAACCTGGTCTTGCAACCCAATCTTCATCTGCGGTAAATCTTAATTGTGCTCTACTATTTTGAGAATATCCATCTAATCCAGAAACATAACCTTTTGCTGCATAATTAAAAATAACATCATTTTTTAATATTCCAGAAAGATTCGTTGCAGTTCCTCTTGCTTTTCTGGCCATGATTTGAGATGACGCACCAGCTCCTCCATAACTATCAAGTTGAATTGATGCATCTTCTTCTACGTCTCCAGCGATATTTAATCTATAATCATCATTTGAAGGACTGTAACCAGGACCTACAGATGTATTTAATAAAACTTTATCTAAAAATGTCTTAACGCCACTTATAGTTTGAGCATTTCTAGTTAGAACTACGCCTTGATTTGTAATATTTCCAGTTACTCTTAAGTCTCCAAGTACAGTAACATTTGATCTAAAGGTTCCATTTCCAGCAGTAGTAGAATTACCAGTAATATTAGAATTCCCAGAAACCGTTAGATTACTTCCAACGGTTATATTATTATTGAAAATACTGCTTGATATAAAAGTTTTAGTTCCACTAATTGCTTGACTACCAAAAATTAATACTGAAGATCCGCTTAATGAATTTATTTTATTGTCAAGTCTACTTCCCGTATTAAATATTTGCCCACTAAGTATATTATCTTGAGAGTTTACATAACCACTCAAAGCATTGATCTTGTTGTCTAATGTGCTACCTGTATTAAATACTTGTCCGCTAGTACTTTGAGCATTTACATAACCACTTAAAGAATTTATTTTACTATCTAAAGTCGAGCCAGTAGCAAATAAGTTAGCTGTTGTGGCATAAGCATTAAGATTAACTCCTGTTAATACTGCATTGCCAGAAATATAAAGTGTTCCTCCAGAAATATTGACATTTCCATTTATTAAATTTATATTTGTTCCAGAAAAATTAAACTCACTAATATTACTTAAATCTAAAGCATTAAAAATACCAGTTCCTTGAACTTCAAGATTATTAGCAAAAGTTTTAGTTCCACTGACTGTTTGGTTACCAGTATTATAAACTAAATTAGAAGCAAGTATTGGAAAATTACTATCTATATTAAGATTTCTTACAAATATACCAGAAACATCATCTTTAAGATAAAATCTTTGACCAGATGATATTCCTGTATTTGAGTAATGAAATATTTGATTGCTCATCTTAATATCTTATTTGTTTATGTTCTCCGCTTTTGTCTCTATAGTTTAAAATGCCATTAAGAGAAGCTAAATTATAAACATCAAAGCTAATTAAAGTTTCATAATCTTTTAGGTTTCCTGTTATAGCATTATAATGGTTTTCTAAAGTAGTTGATTCTTCAGTAGAAGGTTCAAGTTCTTCTCTTTTCATTTTATTATCTTCGCCCCTAAGAGTGGTTATTTTCTTAAAGGGTTGATTTTTTTCTGTTTTCATGTATATTGTCATATTTTTTTCCTTTGTATATTATAATCCAAATGATCCAATTCCTCCATTACAATTTGTTAATGTTCCTCGTATAGTTCCAGCTGTACCTGGAGAGCCACCAAATGAATAGTCTCCACCAACACAATTCCTAAAGGTTCCATTTAAATTTTTTGCTGTTGAATTGGATGAACCAAATGAATAATTTCCACCAATACAATTTGTAAAAGTTCCATTTAAAATACCAGGATTATCATAAACTGAAGATCCAAATGTATAATTTCCAGCAGAACAACCTATAAAAACTGCTGATGATGTTATTAATGAAGATTCTCCGTATCCAAATGATTGATTTCCAGCATTACAATTTATAAAAGTTCCAGTTACTGTTCCATTTCCACTTTCTTCTGCTACTCCAAATGAATTAGTTCCAGCAGAACAATCTTTGAAAAAACCACTTAATACATAACCAGTCCATCCTCCTTGCCCAAAACCTATTCCATCTGCTCTACAATTTATAAAAGTTCCGCTTAAGGTACCTCCAATATTGTCATATGCACATCCAAATGATCTATCTCCACCAGTGCAATCTTTAAAATATCCGCTTAAAATTCCAGCTTGATAACTATTAGTATCAGTATCTGCTGTGGATCCAAATGAATAAATTCCACCTTTGCAATTTACATAAGTTCCAGTTAAATTTCCACCATTTCCTGAATACGCTCCAGCGAACGAATAATCTCCACCAGTGCAACCTGTAAAAGTTCCACCACCTCCGCCAAATGATCTATCTCCGCCTTTACAATTTGTAAAGTTTCCATCTGCGGTGCCACCAAATGATCCAGATCCACCAGTGCAATCTTTAAAGTCTCCACTTGCAGTTCCATCACCACCACCAAATGAATTAGTCCCACCAATGCAATTTCTGAAAGTTCCATTTGCGGTGCTACCACTACCAAATGAACTATTTCCTCCAGTACAATTTATAAAAGTTCCATTTGCAGTTCCAAATATTCCACCAGAACTTGAACCAAATGATAAAATCCCTCCATTACAACTTATAAAAGTTCCACCTGTAGTACTTCCACCAAAGCCAAATGAATAACTTCCAGCAGTGCAACCTGTAAAAGTTCCACTTGCAGTTCCACTTCCGCCAAATGAATAATTATCTAAACTAGTACAATCCTTAAAAGTTCCACTTGCAGTTCCAAAAGAACCAAATGAAGAATTAGCGGTACAATTTGTGAAAATTCCAGTTGCATTTTGACCAAATGAATAAAGTCCAGAAGTACAATTTGCGAAAGTTCCACTTGCATTTCCATTAGTTCCACTAAATGAACTAGTCCCACCAGTGCAATTTTTAAATGTTCCACTTGCGGTTCCATAACTGCCAAATGAATTATTTCCTCCATTGCAATTTGTAAAAGTTCCACTCGCGGTTGCATACCCAAAAAACCACCGCCCGCCAATACAATTAATAAAAGTTCCAGAATAAATTATATCTATTCGCGTAGGCCAACAAAGATTATCAATTCCAATGATATTTATATTTTCTAGATAAGCATTAGTTAAATTAGTATCAGGAAAATAAGCTGCTGGAGCAGTATTACTGTAACTAAGACCATAACTAGTATTGGTATTTTGTATCGTTAGATTAAATAATTTAACGTCATTAGCAGTTTGTTGAACTGTGCCTCTGCTTATTACTCCAACATTACTTGTTATATAATGCTTGCTTCTATCTGAAGTAGAACCAACTATATCAATATATTCAGTATTAAGAATTAAACTTTGAGTTCCAAGATCATATTTTGCTACTGGTAAAATAACAGCTAATCTATTAGAAGTTGATAAAGCGGCAGCGTTAGGAGTTACTGTTTTTGCAAGAGCATAAGCTGCTAAAAGGTTATTGCCATTAACTATAGCATTATCTGTTACTTTAACAGTAACATAATTGGCGCTATTTAATTTATTTAGTACATCAGCCATTTTAACTTACTCCTGCGCTTACACTAAGACTTATCCATCCTGTGTAACCTATGTTATTTACACCCAAGAGTTGCAAGCTCTCGTTCTTATAAAGATTAATATTAGAGAATCCATCTATGGTTCTTTGATCGGATCCTGTTATTAACAGTACGCCAGTATTTAAATTCTGAACATAATAATTTATGCCAGAAGTTACTGGGTTTGGAAGAATGCCAATTACATTATTTGAGCTATTAACAATATTTATATGAGCATCACCAAATGTAAAATTAGAACTAATGTAATTATAAGATGATAATTTTTTATTTGTTATTTGAAGAGTGTTAAAAGAACCTGTATTAGCAAAAGTTTTTACCCCAGAAATAGTTTGATCTCCAGTAGTATAAACAGGATTTTGTTTGTCTGTAATTACTTTTTCCCAAGATCCATTTTTCTTTATATATAAATTGTCATTAATTCTGCTATATATTGATCCATCACTTTGAGATCCTAAATATCCTGTTTGAATTAATAAACTTGCACCACTATTATTTGAAAGATTTAAGCATCCTCCACTATAAAGACCAGCATATGTTAAAATATCTCCTCCACGAGCAGGATCATCACCACCCCCGCCACCATATGTCAAAATATCTCCTCCACGAGAATATTCATAATAACCCGCGCTAATATTAATATTTCCTCCTCTACTATAGTTACCCCCTCCTCTTGTATAAATACTTCCTCCAGGAGCAAAAATACCTGCGCCATTACCTCTTCCTCCACAAGTATCAATACTTCCAGCTGGTGAAATACTCTCACTTCCTCCAATCATATCTATTGAGCCACCAGGACTTCCATCTGTTCTTCCTGCGCTTAAATTTATACTTCCTCCATTCGAAAAATTATCTACGTCTTGAGATGCTCCTATACTAATAATATTTCCACCTCTACCACCTCCACGTCCTCTTAAATCAATATATCCTCCAGAAGTATTTGTAATATCACCATATCCAGCTGTATTTATTCCATTCTTAAAATATATTGGAGAATCAAAAGTTTTAGTTCCACTAATAGTTTGATCTCCAGTGATATAAACAACATTTGTTATAGTTTGATTTGTTGGAATTACTCCAGTTAAAACAGGATTGCCACTTATATATATTGCGTTATATACATTAATCGATGAATTACCAGTTACCACCATATCTATTCCAGACAGGAATAATTTATCAATATTTGAGACTTTTACGTTATTGAAATCTCCAGTTCCAGATACAGCTATATTATTAAGAAAAGTTTTGTTACCAGATATTAATTGATTTCCAGTGGTATATACAACATTTGATATACTTTGTGTGGTTGGTAATACTCCAGTTAATACTGCATTTCCACTTATGTATATTGGATTGTATACATTAATAGAAGAGTTTCCAGTTATTAAAATGTCTATCCCTGATAAAAATAGTTTATCAATACTTGAAACTCTAACGTTATTAAAGTTTCCAGTTCCAGATACAGATATATTGTTAAGGAAAGTTTTATTGCCAGAGATAAGTTGATCTCCAGTAGTATAGACTATCGTACTTGGTAATAATCCTCCAGCAGAGATTCCAGAAACATAACCGCTTAATGAATTTATTTTATTATCTAGTATACTTCCAGTAGATGATGTTTGACCACTAAATAGAGTATCTTGTGAATTTACATATCCGCTTAATGCATTTATTTTGTTGTCTAATAGACTTCCAGTATTTATTAGTTCTCCTATTAAAGCAACTCCTGTACCATTTACAGTAGGACGATTTGTTAGACTAACATTTGCATTTGTTATTGAAATATCTACTCCAGATAAATTCAAAGTATCAACGTTATTTAAATCGATAGCATTAAAAATACCAGTTCCAGAAACGCTAATATTATTTAAGAAATTTTTATTACCATAAATATTTTGATCGCCAAATGTTAAGACTGAAACTCCGCTTAATGAATTTATTTTATTATCTAATAAACTACCAGTAGTAGCAGTTTGCCCGCTGAAAATAATGTTTTGAGAATTAACATAACCGCTCAAGCTATTAATCTTATTGTCTAAAGTCGACCCTGTAGCGAATAATTGTGCGTCACTTGCAAAAGTTGTGTCTAGAGATCCAGTATATGTTGTAAATAATCCACTTAAAGAATTTATTTTGTTGTCTAAAGTTGATCCAGTGGCAAACAATTGGGCATCTGTTGCAAAATTAGCGTCTAAATTTCCAGTATATCCCGTAAATAAACCGCTTAATGAAAGTATGCTATTATGTAAACTAGATCCAGTAGCAGCTATTTGTCCACTTAATATAATATTTTGAGAATTAGTATACCCACTTAATGCATTAATCCTATTATCAAGCCTACTTCCAGTGTTAAATGTCTGACCACTAAAAACAATGTCTTGACTATTAACATAACCACTCAAAGCGTTGATCTTATTATCTAGTATGCTACCCGTATTAAATATTTGGCCACTGGTAGTTTGAGAGTTTACGTAGCCACTTAGCGCATTAATTTTATTGTCAAGTCTACTGCCAGTATTGAAAGTTTGACCACTGAATACAGCATCTTGAGAATTTACATATCCACTCAATGAATTAATCTTGTTATCAAGATTTGATCCAGTATTAAATAATTGAATATCGCTTGCAAACGTAGTATCTAAATTACCAGTGTATGTTGTAAATAGTCCACTTAAACTATTAATTTTATTATCAAGAATTGAGCCAGTCAAAGAGGTTTGACCACTGAAGATAACGTCTTGAGAGTTGACGTAACCACTCAATGAGTTAATCTTATTATCTAGTACGCTTCCAGTATTGAATACTTGTCCACTGGTGCTTTGAGCATTTACGTATCCGCTTAATGAATTGATTTTATTATCTAGGGTAAAGCCTGTTATGAACAAATTAGCGTTTGTAGCGTATGAACTTAAATCTACCCCAGTAAGAACTGGATTTCCATTTACAAAAAGTCCACTAGTAAAGTTACCACTACCATATATCGTAAAAGTATTACCAGAAATAACTAAAAAATCACCTTGACTAGGATCACCAAATATCGTATTTTCTACAAAAGTTTTAGTTCCAGATATAGTTTGATTTCCTGTAGTATAAACTATTGTGGTTGGCAGAGTTATAGATTTGCTATCAACATAACCGCTCAAACTATTGATTTTACTATCAAGCCTGCTACCAGTGTTAAATGTTTGACCGCTGAAGACAACGTCTTGAGAATTTACATAACCACTGAGAGAGTTTATCTTGCTATCTAAAATCGAACCAGTAGTAAATAACTGGGTATCGCTTGCAAAGTTGCTGTCTAAAAATCCAGTGTAACCAGTGAATAATCCACTTAACGAAAGTATACTACTGTATAAATTAGAACCTGTAGAAGCGATTTGACCACTGAATACTATGTCTTGCGAATTAACGTATCCACTTAGTGAATTTATCTTATTATCTAGTATGCTTCCAGTATTGAATACTTGTCCACTAGTACTTTGAGAATTTACGTATCCGCTTAAAGAATTGATTTTATTATCTAGTGTGAACCCTGTTGTCAATAAATCAGCGTTTGTAGCATAAGAACTTAAGTCAAGTCCTGTTATTAGTTTGTTACCACTAACAATTGGAGCAACGTCAAAAGTTTTATTTCCAGAAATAGTTTGATTGCCTGTGATATAAACTATACTATTTGGTAAAACAGAATCAATTGTATCATTAAACCATATTCCACTTAAAGAATCATATCTTATAATATTTTTATCTGCTAATGCATTTCTATGATTTATATTTACGTTATGAAGTTCTTCCAACTCAAAACCATTTTGAATTTTAACAAAGACTTCTCCTTGATTAGCATGCTTTCTAGTAAGTACCCCAAGATAAACAAGATGATTAGGTGCGTATGGCTTATTAGCTAAACCAAAAATTAAACTTCCAGTTGGGCCCAACCATATTGGATCTCCTTCTTCTCCAGCATTTGTATTAAAACCTCCCAGAAGACCTTCAGTTACTATTGTTCCTTGAGCATTTTGAGCTAAACTAGTTTGATATACTAACCCTAAAGTCTTTGATGATGTTTGTTCTCCGCTATTGCTCGCTAATTTAACTAAAATATTTGTTCCTGCTGCGCTAGACACATAAACTGGTTGACCTTTATATATTGTAGAACCATTATTATTTTTTATATTTATTTGTGCGCTATAAAGTACTCCACTAATTATAGTGCTCACTTCTCCACTTAATAAAACTCCAATACCATTAACGGTTGGACGGTCATTAAAATTCTTAACTCCAGAAATATCCTGATTTCCAGTAATATAAACTAAAGTATTTGGTAAAGCTACAGATCCTGTTTCACCAATTAAAAGAACCCCACTTCCATTTACTGTTGGTCTAGAGTAAAAATTCTTAACTCCAGAGATGTCTTGATTTCCAGTAGTGAATACAACGTTATTTTGAGAAGAAGTTCCAGCTGTTCCTGATTGTGTTCCTGATGTTAAATTAATCCATGTATTAGGTATTTGTTGCTTGTACCATAAATTACCATTAACTAATTCTATATAACTTGTGCCTCTTGGAGAATTATACAATAATGTTTGACCAGGGGTATCCGCAGTTGCAGCATAATTAGGATTTCCTTCATAACCAAGCACAGTATTATCTGGCATTGTTGTGCCAGAATTAAAGAGAATAACTCTTCTCTGCATTTCAAACTGTAATTGGTCTGTGGTTGGCATATTATATAGTTTCCTCTACTGTTACGTTAGTAGCTTGAGAACTTGATTGAGTTGCAGCGGTATCAAGTATTCGAACTATAGTAGGATTTACACTTAAAGAATTTATACTCCAAGAATCTGGATCAGGTGTTGCTGTTGTTCCAACTGCTCTTCTATTTGGTAAACTTTTAATAACCCATGATAATGTCATTTTACTATAATCAAGAACAGATGTATTTATATTTACTTCGTTAGCAAAAGCGGCTAAAGAAACTGTTCTTGATAAGAATCCACCAATGACATATGTTGGTCCAGTTGTTATAGTTGTAACAATTTTGCCAGCTAAATTAGTAGCAGAAATAGCGCCCCAAGTATAAGTTCCTTTAGTTAAATCATCATTAATATTACTCAATGTGGCAGTCCATGTTGTAGTGCTTCCTCCAAATGAACCAAGAGTACCTCCACCAGCAGGAACACTTAATGTTGGAGCTGAAAGTAATTGCTGAGTTGCTGTAATTGTAACTGTGTAACTTTGGGCGCTTGTACCATCGTTTCCTCCAGTTCTTAATCTTGCAGCTGGCACAGAAACTGTAAGAGTCGGAGCAGTGTGCGCTATTTTTACGACTGTGCTTGAATTTGTTGTTACAGCGTTATTGGCATTTCTTGTTGCAGTTATTCTGAAGTTATTACTATTTATATTATAATTTCCAGCAGCTCTTGTTACGGTCTTACTTGTTTGATAAGTTGAGGAGCTTGTTATGGTCAAATCACCATTTGGACTTGTATATGAAATTACATCAAAACTAGTTACAGTATTTGATACCGTAGCTTGTTCGCTATCTTTTAACGCTTGTTGTGAACCTGGATAAGTTATAGTACTAACAGAAACTGAAGGATAAAGATTATTTAATTTTACTGTATATTGTGCATCTGTGCTTCCTTGGCTTGTTGTTAAAAACCAATCAGAATAAGAACCATTGGCTTTTTGAACTCTAACTCTTGCTCCTAAAGCTTGCACGCTAGTTCCTCTATCAGCAATTATTCTACTAGTTATATTATGTGAAGTACCAGCTGTTACAGGAGTTGTACTAGCAGTAAATGCTCCAAAATTATCAATTTCTATTGATGTGACATTTATATCTGTATCAACATGAAAATTGAAAGTATCGCCAGCTTTTAATTCTGTTTGAGATCCTGGATATCCACCATAAAAATATGCACCAATTACTTGTGGAGGCACATCTTGTGCTATTGAAATAGTATGATGTGCTCCATCTTCATGATCGACTCTAAGCGAAGTTGCATTATTTAAATTAACACCAAAATCATTTACTAAAAATACTGGTCTATCATCTTGTCTTAATACTAAAGAAGAAGGTATCTCTTGTCCTGCTATATATAATTTAGGTCTAAATCTAGTTCTGCCTTGAAGAGCATAAATATCAACAAGCACATTTTGAGTTGTTGTAGAACAAGAAATTAATGCTGTATTTCCTATAGCTTGCCCTGGAGTTTCATATACATAATCTCCTACGTTGCCTATTCCTCCGCTTGGACTTACATATGTGATAAAAATTGAACCACCTGCGCCACTAGCTTCAATAGACGGTATTGGACTTCCAGCTAATAAAACCCCTGTTCCATTAACAGTTGGTATAGTAGTAAAATTTTTTAATCCATCTATATTTTGATTTCCAGTAGTATATACTATTGTATCTGGTAAAGTTACATTTGACGCTTCGCCAATTAATAAAACGCCAGTGCCATTTACTGTTGGACGAGTATAAAAATTTTTGGATCCAGATATATTTTGATCGCCAGTATTGTAAACTAAATTTGGAGCACTAACTTCATAGGCAAATTTTCCACTATTGGCTACTAATGTTTTAGCTTTAAAAATCTGTGCCATTTTTCTTTTTATTCCTTTTGTTGGTTTTTTAGGCCAAACTGTCGCTTTTTAAGGCGAGCTAAAGAGTAAAAGAATTATTAATTCTATTATTCTAGTGAATATTACACTAGTTTAATTTTGTGTGGAAGCAAAAGTATGAATGTATACAGGAGATTCTGCAATATTATCAGAAAGAAGACCAGTGTATCCAAGTGATCCAACAGATCTAATACTAAGATTATACATAACTTGGTCTGGAACTTCTAATGTTGCTTGAACCTTTGGAGTGCCTACAAAAGCGACTGGATATGTAATTGCATATGAGTCTAATCCAGGAGCTAATTCAGTTCTAAATACTTGTTGACTAGATTTTGCAACATATGTTGCATTTGCATAGCCACTTAAACTATCTATTTTATTATCTAAAATACTACCAGTATTTACAATTCGTTGACCTAATAAATCGTCTTGAGTATTAACATAACCACTTAGTGAATCAATTCTACTACTTAAAATGCTACCAGTTTGTGCAATTTGCCCACTAATTGCTGATATATCCGCAGTACTTGAACTACTAAACCCAGTAAATAAGTTATATAAAGTACTGCCAGTAGCAGCTAAATTACTAGAAACTTGATTTGATAAGGCTTGAAAATATCCACTATTGCCTACTACTTTAATTTCACCAAGTGCTGAATTTACATCTATAGTAATTCCATCTCCACCTGTTATATAAATATTGCCCGATAAATTATTTACGCTATTTACGTCAGCATCAGCTACATTAATTAAACTTTTTAGGTAACCACTAATTCCAGTAAGTTCGCTATAGTAAGCTAAACCACTATTTCCGAAACCAAGTCTTAGTGTAGAGCTATTGTCCCAAGCTGCACTTTGAATTGGAGTTAAATTATATCCACTTAGTCTAATATGTTTGAATGCGCTAATCATAATTTTTGTTTCCTTTTATACTATTACACATATATTTATTTTTTTACCTGAATATTTAAAAAATACCCATTATTTAAAAGATTATCACTAAAATTTATATAGAATCCAGCATTGGTTATTGAACCAACTGTAAAATAATAAGCCATATCGTCTATTGTGTTCTGAAACGTGCAAACTAATGATCTTGGTGCGGTAGTTAATGATTCTGGATATTGAATATAGTAGTTATCTGTTCCAGCTGTAAGATTAGCTTTGTAACCAACTATATTTTCACTTTCAAAATATCCACTTAATGGAGAAGCGTCAATTTTTATTGATTTATAAGGATTTAAATCTGTGTTTGTTAGTATTGAAATTCCAGTACCAGCAACAAATCTTAAAGTTTCTATTCCAGTAGGGATTAAATCTGCTTGTCCACTTACATTTATTATTTTAAAAACATTATCAACTCCAGGTTGTCCTGGAGGTCCTTGAGGACCAGGAATATATACGTTAGCATTCGCAGGAAAACTCGGAGAAGTTACATCCGTTGTGATCGCATTTGGCAAAATTACATCTACGATTACATCTGCCATAAAATTAAAAAGATGTTACTTCTGGACTTACAACAAATTTTCCTCTGATTAGTTTTATAGAATTACCAGTTGGTATTCCATAAGGAAATCTTTCTATATCATAAACAAAAACTCCAGCTGGAATAGATGCCATTGTAAAAGAATCAATATTTATATTTACAATTCCAGATTGATAAGATGATCCATTATTTCCAGATACAATAAATGGATTTAAATTTAATAAAATTTGTTGATCTCCAGTATATCCATAAGCGTATCTTACAACGCCTCTAACGTCATATCCACTTAAATTTATTGGAACATTATAAGTATCTCTTACTCTTAAAGAAAGTTGTATGTTGTCGCCTTGTATAGTTTCTATATTATATGAAGTAGCCATATAACAAATTACACGAACAATTAAAAATTAATTAAAAAAGAATTAATAAAACACTGGAACATACATTGTTCCAAATGACGCTGTATTAACTGAGACATATGCTTGTCTGCTACCCATTACAAGATTAATTCCGAAATTATTACTTGTTCCAGTGTATAAAAGACCATTGTCTCTAAATCCAGTAGCGTACCATCCACTTTGAGGGGTTATATCGAATGGAGTAATATCATTTTTATAGTAAACTCCAGAGGTTGAGTTGTCAACAACTAACCATGCTGGAGAGAATTGAGAATTAGTATGATTGCCATATATAACATTAAATCCACTTGCTCCTGTATAAGAGGTTGTGCTGAATATATTAAATTTATTCAAAAATAAAGTAGTAGTTGCACTAAATTGTTGAGCATAAGAGGTTAAACTAGTAGATGCTCCAGAATTATATGTAAATTGTGATACAAATACTTTATCAGCTAATTTATCATAATATGAATCTTGAAATGTATTAGTTGTAAACGTTGGTCCATTTTGATTTAATGAATTTGCTATAGTATCAAATTCACTTTGAATTATGATATTTTCACCATTAATTTTTGGTCTACTTATAGAATCAAGTCTTATTTCAAATGGATTAATTTCTATTTTGTTATCAACTGTTGCTAAAGAAATTGTTGCAGTTTTATTGTCTCCTGTTGGAGTATAATTAATTCCAATAAATATAGAGTTATAATCTCCAGATCTTACTTCGTTGCTATTTCCAATAACATAATTTTGAAAACCAGAAATAGAATTACTTGCTCCAAATGCATATGAATTACTACTTTTTTCTAGATAATTATTTGATCCAAATATATAAGAAGTTGAATTATTTAATACTTGATTACTGTCTCCAAAAATATAAGAAAATTCATTTAAACTTGTTTGATTGTTATTTCCAACTATGAAATTATAATTTCCACCACTACCAGGAATTCCATCATAACCACCAAGCATTTGATAGCCAGTAATTCCAGTAAAAAGTGTTGGTCCTGCTCCAGTAATACCAGTTAATGCAACTTTATAAAGTTCATCTATTACTGATTGATTTAATGTATTATAATTTCCTAATAAAGTATTATTATTTGTTCCACTAAAATTATTTATATTGCCAAAAACTGAATCCTCAGAACTATTTGCTGCGAAAGAATTACTATTTCCGTAAATTTTATCTTGACTACCTCTTGAATTATTTAGATTTCCAAAAATAATATTATTTGATCCACTATCTGATAAATTATAATTACCAAATAAAGTATTGCTACTTGTATTTTTGAAATAATTTGTACTGCCAAAAATTATATCTAAATTAGCATTTATTAAAGTATTGCTATTGCCAAATAAACCTATATTAGTTGCATTTTCATAAGTATTTGTTTGGCCAAAATTATATAAATTTACTCCAGTTGTTATACTGTTATTGTTTCCAATTAATAAACTATTAATTAATTTGTTTAAAGTATTAGATGTACCAACAACTAAAACGTTTTGCCCACTATATAAGTTATTTGATGCACCAATTAGATAAGTTGCATCACCAGTCGTAAGAATATTAGCTCTACCTATATTGTATGAAGAAAATGATCCAGAACTTGTATTTGATTGACCAATATTTAAAGATAAATTAGATTCAATAGCAGAATTTATTGTTCCTAAATTATAACTATTAATACTATTTGTTGCAGTATTGAAATAACCAAGATTAAATGCTCCTAAATAGCCACTATTAACCAAATCTATTCTATCGAATGAACTATTATTAAATGACCCAATATTTTGTTGAAATGTTCCGCTACCAGTAATATTATTTACGCCAATATTTATTGGCATCATTTCTAATGCATCAACTTTAACTGGTGTGGAAAATCTAAAGCCACTAAAACCTTCAGTTCTAGAATTAATAAAACCACTTGGAGCCACAAAAAAACTAATTGCACCAATGTTTGATGGAATCTCTACATATTTATTTGATTCTACGTTGTAAGCTTGAAGATATAGATTTCCAGTAGGAGTACTCATTTAATAAAATTACACTTTTATTTTAACTAAATAAAGTTTTTTTTATTTATATTACTTACCTTCGGATAAAATGTCTTTTGCTTTTTTATTTAAACTAACAGTACTTTCTTTTGATTTTGGAATATTAAAAAGTGAAACATGTTTTCTGAATTCTGCAATTAATCTTTTTGTAAGAGTTTCGCGATTATCAATTGGTACTAAACCGATTTTATTGGCGTGAGATTGTAGATCGCTCTTGTTCATATCGTTAAGAAAATTCACATATTCCTTCTCGTTAGCGGTATTGTATCTTGAATTGACGTTATCACCCCAAATTTGATCTAGTGTTTTATATTGAATATTTTCAATCTTTCCATGGGTTTGTGACATATTTTCTAAATTTGCTTTTTTTCTGCTCATAATATCTCCTTACTATATTATAAATCTAATAGTGCCGATTTCTAATGTTTTATTCAAAAAAAAGACCCAGTAGGGATAAACCTACTGGGCCTTTAATTTTTATCTAATTATTAATTAGACAATTAGTCCAGCGACTACACGACCGTCGATACAAACGCGACCCTCTTCGAGAGAACCGTAGAAACCAGTTTTCTCAGAGCGAGCAACGAATTGATCATCTGGAAGAACGGTGAATGTTCCACCGCTTTCAGATTGACGAGCGATTGGGCGGATAAAGCCTTCTCTGCTTAGGTCGAGACCAACTACGAGTTCTTTTGTAACGCTATCAAAAGTTTGTGAACCTTTGAATGCATCAAATAGAGCGCTGTATTTTTGGCCTACGCCTAGTTCAACGAGTTCATGGAGGGTTACGCCATAAAGCTCTTGAGCGCCAGCACCACGATAGATTTCTTCACGGACACCATCAGGAAGATTTGTTCCTGCTGCGCCAGTTGTGGTGAATGGTTGATAAGCGAATGCACGGATATCAGCCTTGATTTCTGGACTAATAAATAAATCTGTTAGTCCGTATGAATCAGTGGTTGTACCACCAGCATAAGAGGTATTAATTCTTTTTACTAGTGTCATTAGGCTGTTTAAATCACCCAATGCGAATGTGCCACCTGTTGCAGCGTTGATAATTTGACCACCAGCAACTCCGTTGTTTGTGCCAACGGCTGGAGTACGAGCTTCTGCAAGGGCTTTTAAAACTACTGCCCAAGCATTACGTTCTTGTTTTACGAGAACTTCATTGCTCATTCTCTCTACTGCTTTGCTAACTACATCAATACGGCCAGTACGAGCATAGCGCTTTAGGAAGCTAACTGCTGCATCGAGGCGGTATGTGGAGATTTTCAACTCACTGAAGCCTTCTACTGCTGAAGAAGGAAGTCCACCTGCTACATTTTGACTCCAAACTGTAACATAATCTTGACTTTGGTCAAACCATAGGTCAAGAGGAAGACTAGGATTATCATCTGCATCATAAGGTGCATCAGTATAGATTGCACTGGCTGTACCAGCTTGCATTAGAACCTTACTTACGACTGGTCCAATGAAAGCGGCAAAAGCTTCTGAAGCTTCGCGAGCTACAGTAACATCTCTGCTACCCATAGCTTTTACAAGCTCAACTTGCTCTGGTGTATTTTTTAATTTGATTTTCATTTTTTATAATTCTCCTTAAATTAGAAGTTGAGTTTGAGTAAAGCAACACCATTTACTGGTTTGCTAAGTAGACTGCCGACTTTATTGCTTGGTGTTGCACCATTAGCAGTACTGTCAACTGTACTTAGTTCACCTGCATTTAGGTTACTTAGATAAACTCCTGCGCCAACAGTTGCTGTGTTAGCAATTTCTGTTCCACTATAGACTACAACGCCTCTAGTTAGAACTGGAACGCCTTGTCCACTGACGACTACTCCCTTTTCAGCAGCTTTGCGTGGGAAGTGAACGAGCTTTTGGCCGTTTTCGTCTAGTTCTTGGGTGGTTACTAATGTAATTCCAAGAGCGGCTGCACCTGAAGTTGCAGCTGTTACTTTTGCTGTTAAAGCATAGCGATCAGAAACTACGTTTGTAAATCCTGCGCCTACTGCACCAGCTAGATCAGTTGGAACTGTTCCTAGAAATCCTGTTCCACCTGGAGTTGTAGAGGCTACGATTGGTTGAAAACCGTTTCCGATAACTTTAACTACTGTACCTGCAGTGGCAATAACGCCATTAGCGTCTTGGGCTCCACTGTAAGCAAATAGGTTGACTACATCATGTTCGCTGTAATCTCTGAATGGTCTTAATGTATGTGCCATAGTATTTTTCTCCTTATTTGTTTATTTAATATCAAATCCTTCAAGACCGAAGGCTTTGCTATATTTTTCACGTAGCGAAGGTTCAACGGTTGTTGTCGAATTTGGGATTGAATTTGTTTCGATATTTGAATTATCGAGAACTTCATCTACAACTTCGGTTGCAGATTGTTCAGAAGCTGTTGAAGCTTTAACTTCTTCGGTTACTTTAGCAACTTCAGAGGCTTTAGCTTTTTTCATTTCTTCTTCTTTTGCTTTTTTAGCAGCTTTATTTTTTTCTTTCATAAGAACTGCCATCTTATTTTTGTAAGCAGCAAAAGTTTCATCATTCAAATCTTTTACGTCAGTAGCTAGAACTTGACGATCTTCATCTGTTAGATCATATTCTTCGTCAAGAGAAGCCATTCTTATGTTAAATGCTTCTTCTTTGATTTTAGCAGCTTTTTCTTCCTCTAATTGAGCAAGAATAGCTTTGAGTTTTTCTAGCTCTTCTTTTACTTTACCACTTTCTGTTGAAAGTGATTCGTATTTTTCTTGAGCGGCTTTAATAGCGTTATCTTTTTCAGTTCTTTCGGCTACGAAAGTTTCTGAGGCTTTCTTTAGCTCGTCTTGAATGAAATCGGCTACGCTAGAAGCAGTTACTTGCTTCAAAAGCTCGTCGGTTATTTGGTTGATATTTTCTATTTTCATAATTATTCTGTTTATAACTCCTTCTTCATTTACAGTATTTTCTTCATCTTGTGAAATATTATTTTCAGAAGATACTTCTGAAGAATCTGACGTTTGGTCATTTTCTTCTTCTTTGGATAATTCAATATCCATCTGATTCTCGTCTTTGACGGCTACCCCTTGAACATCAGCAGCAGGATTAGCTGTTAAGCCTATTCCTAATGGAATAACATTTCCTAATACTTGACGATAAATAGATGTATTTTTATCTACTCTACCAGAGCCACCAAAAGCTTTTAAATTTTTCTTTAATTTCTCTTTTTCTTTTTCATTAGAGACAAATGTGCCATCTTCTAGATTTTTGTTATTGCCATTTAAAAGAACTAAATCATATTCATTAAATCCAAGTTCCCAGCTAGCACTTACATTCATATAATTTTCACTAGAAGGATCATTACTTTCTTCAATTAGATTAGATAATTGAGGATTAATGATTTTCCAGATTACTCCGCCCAGAGTAATATAATAAGGTTCTTTCATTTTTTGAGCTTCATCTTCTGTGATAACTTTATTATCGCCAAACTTACTAAAACTAGCCGTTAATATACAACCAACAACTTTTGTTCTATCATGTTCAACATTAATTGGTTTATTAACGAAATTTTTAAGCATTTCTACTGCTGTAGAAGAATCTACTACATCACCATTTTTATTAACTCTATTAACTACGCAAGCATCAAAAGCAATAGGAAGAAGATCAATATTCTTGTCTGTGTCAATATTTGGCACAAATTTCTTTAAACTATCAATAGAAGCTAATGAAAGATATTTATCTTTCTCTTCACTAACTAGTGGTTTAACTTGTAAATTTGCAAATGTTGTTGTAAATTCAAAATTCATATTTTTATATATTATTATCTAGACCATAAATAGTTACACCATCTTCTTCATCATCAAGATAAAGTTCTTCTGGAGATTCAAAATCAAAATCATTTAAATCAAAATTTTTAATATCTTCTTGTGCTTGTGCAAAATCTTCATCATCTGGTTCAAAATTAGCTTCAACTGTATAATTATTAGATGAACTACGAGCGATATCACTATCAGCTTTTCTATAAGAATCTTTTACTTTTCCACCACCTACCATTTTTAAAAACATATTTACGCGTGCCATAGCCCAACCACCTCTAGTCATTCCTGGTCTGTGAGAAGAAGAAAATGCGCCTGCACCACGACGATATACTTTTTTTAATTGACCAAGAGTTACTTTTTTCTTATTTTTACTATTGTGTTCTTTAACTTTATTTTTAAGAGCTTCAACAACTTTTTTTGAAAATTCAATAGCTTTGTCACTTTTTGTACCTGCACTACCAGGTTTATTTTTAGATGAGCCTTTGCGTCTTTCAGATGGTTTCGCTGGAGTTTGAGCTGCGGATTTTCTACCAGATCTTTTGGCTTTAATCAAGTCAAAGCCATATTGTTCAGAATTGTAATTCATATTCTTATATATAATATACACCTAAACGTTATATTTTAATTAATTTTAATTATTTTTTATATAATTCTTTAGAAACATCGTCTGCAGAACCCATAGTTGGTGTTTCTGGATATTTTGTTGGTAATTCTCTGCTTTGGTAATTGGGCTCAGAGCAGCTAATTAATAAAAATAAAGGTAGTATCAATATTAATTTTTTCATAATAGTTATTACACACTTAATGATTCTTCTATTAATTTGGCTTCTGCATCTCTTCTTCGACTCATGCCCTTTTCTATACTTCCACCAATCCATATTCTTTTCATATGTCTTATTTGATTAGCGATAAATGATAAAGCTTTTTGATCATAGTTTGATACTAATTTCATGCCATCTCTTATTAATTTCATTTCGCGGCGACGATCACCTTCTAATGCATTGCCTCTATTAAATACAAGACTAACTAATCCACCTTTTGCATCTTCTGGGAGATTATCAAAATTAGGAAAAGTATCTTTTGTTAAATTCCAAAATTTAGTTACAGTTTTATTATTGAATACTTTTAGTGATAAATCCCAAGGTATAGAGATGTCTCTTAATCCTCTAATAAGATTTTTGGCGTTGTAACCCTTAATGCCAACCACCTTGTATAATCTATCAAAAATTTCTTTAGGAAGATCTTTCCAGTCTTCGCTAAATTCACTTTTATTAACATAGCCCAAATCATAACCAACACCAATTGTGACTCCACTTTGACCTTCTGGCCAAGCTGGATTTTTTAAAAATTTATTATAATAGTTTTCACCACCACCAACTTCAAACTCAAGAATAAGATCCAAAGACTTTTTTGAGAGCATTTTTATATTTTACCATTCAGCCAAAGCAACTCTTATCCAATTATTCTCTCCATCCCCATAATAAATATAGTTACCGTCTGAAGCTAATTGTCCATTCGAACCTGGAGATGATGTAGTCGAAGGATAATACGTGCTGCCATCAGTATATAAATTTAAGGGTCCACCTTCTGGTGATGGAGATGGAGCATATGGAAGATAAGTTGATAAATATCCTAATCCTTGATTTTGTTTAGAAATCAAAAGCTCATTTTTTTTGGCCTGATTATAGGAAAAAGAAATTTCGCCCATTTTGTTACCATTGAGCTAGAGCTACTCTAACCCATGAATCAGTACTTTTACAAAAATAAAGATAATTACTATCTGCAGTAATTTGTCCTGCTGTTCCTGGAGATGTTGACGTTGCTGGAACATAAGATGTATCCATTACAAATCCGCCATCATATCCAGAGCCCGCTCCAGAATCTGTAATAAAGTCTGCTAAAAATTCTTCAGTTGTCATAATATATTAGATTACACTATTTTTAACTAAAATAAACATAAGGATTATAAAAAAACATTCCACCAGTATCAACATTGTCATTATTATTTAAATAAACAAAACTTTCTGCTAAATACATATGTAAAGATACATATTCTGCTCTACCATTTGTTGCATCATTATCTGCTGTAGAAAAGGTTGGTATTGTAGCAGATCCATTTATTATTTTCCAATTATCATAGCTATCATCTTGAAAAGTTTGAGATAATTTTTTTACTTTTACTTTTGATGTATTTGGTCCTAACCATTGAGACATTGCATTAGAATCAGAATCTGCATTAAACGTTGTGTATGGATTGTCATCTCCCAGAAGCGTTGGAACTTCGTTTCCACATACTGCAATATAATTTACATAACTTCTATAAGTCGATTTTTTAAAATTAATAAATATTCCACCAAAATTTTTAGGTCTTAATTGGTCATTTTTTGCTATTCTAACAGAGCATCCAAAATTAACAGTTGTTGCTCCTTCTGGTACAAGTATAGGTGTAGATTCACCGTTTTGTAGTATGGGAGACCAAGTTCGAGAGCCTACTGTCTCTGCTGAATATTTTACCCAACTAGTTAAATCTGTATTTCCTCCTCCATTTGCTGGAGAGGATATGCTTGAAATAGTTCTTATTAATCCAAGGTCTGTATTTATTGCTGGAAATCTATTTCCAACTGGTAAAATTTTCATAAATCTTTGTTGTAATGGTGAGTTGTATGGTAATAAATCATATGGTGGTTTTGCTACATGAAAAGTTTTACGAAATAATGTTGCATAACCTTCAGCATAATATCTTAATGGCGAATTATGCCAATATTTAGACATAATAACTGAACCGTTCGTGGCATCTCCATAATAATTTTGATCATATCCATCGTAAGGATAATAATTATCTTGATCAAAATTAGAATTTTGTATTAAATTTGCTCCATTATGGCTTATAGAATCTGCAAAATTTTTAACGCTAATTTTACCTAAACCTTTGTCAGTATAAATATTTTTCATTTTAAAAATATCCTTAAATTTTGTTTTGGTTTAATATAAACTACTACATTATAATTAACACTGTCGAAAACTCTGTCACCAAAAGTAAATGTAGAATTAAAATCATTAAAAAAAACTTCATTTAAATTTTCCATTGGATAGGAATAATTTGTAAAAGTTTCTGTTCCTAATGATATCATTTTCCCTTCTAAAGTTATAGATTTTAAATTAGCTCTAAATGTATTTTCAGATGCATTAAATGAATTTTTCTCGAGTTGCGTTATACCTTTTCCTAATATTAAATTTGATATATTTGCTCCAATAAATATTACAGCAAAATCAGCATGATCACTTATAGTAAATCCATCTCCAATTCTTAAAGAATTTAAAGTAGTTCCAGTAAATGGTGGGTCTTTATAAGTATTTCCATTTGGATCTATACTATATGGATTTATAGTAGTTATAGAATTTGGAAGATATAAATTCGTTAAATAAACACAATCATAAAAAACTCCAGGACCAATTGTTGTTAAATTTCCTGAAATAAAAGTAAAACTTTTAGCATAACTTTCATAAAAACAATGAGACTGAAGATTTGTTGCTCCTGAGCCAATTACCACATTAAATTCATTTGATCCAGATGGCGTTACTCCTGTTTTTTCAAATGCTCTTTCAAGAATATTTACCACAGTATTAGGAATAGTTAAAGTACCTATTAAAGATCTACATCCATAAAAAGCTTGAGTTCTAATAGTTATTAGCCCTTCATTTAATATTACTGTTTGTAAACCAGATAAAGTAAATGCATCTGTTCCAATTATTCTATAATTTGAAGGTATAGTTATTGATGTTAATGATGTACAGCGTACAAATGTTCCTTGAGGAACTGTTTGTATAGTTGCGTTAATTGGTAAAGTAGCACTAGCTAAATTAATACAATCTACAAATATACTATCTTCCATGCTTGTTACAGAGTTTGGGATAGCTACGCTAATCAATCCAGTTCCCCAAAACGCACTACGACCAATTGTTGTTAAACTACTTGTAGGAAATGTAACTGAAGTTAAATTACTACAATATTGAAAAGCTCGACGTCCAATTGTTGTTACGTTATTGCCTAGTATAAGAGTTACTAAACTTGTGCAATTTACAAAAGCGTCAGCATTAATTCTTGTTACTGGACGAACCCCATTACTTCCATCATCATGTGTATCTGGTATAATTATAGTTGCATCACCGCAGCCACCAGTTACAAAATAAGAGTTTGTTCCTGCATCATACGAATAAGTAGTGCTAGGCATATAATTTAATTATTTATTTTATCTATTGTCTTGTCTAGTATATTATCTTGGGGAACTTTTTCTTTTAACCAACTATTAAGAACTCCAAAATAAACAAGATGTTCGCTGTTAATTAAAAATAATTCATTGCCAAAACTATCCTTATATGGTTTAATTCCAGAATCTATTTTTAGTTCGATTGCTTTTTCTTTTTTAAATTTGATTTTATACATACCAATTAAATTATTATATCGTTCGCGCGCTTGTGGAGTAATTAATGCATCATCTCCAATAAAAGAAATTAATCCACCATTATCTTTTTGATATTGTTTTGGAGTAGTTGCATCATAAGAAGATTTATCATCTTCTATTTTATTTGGCGTTACAGTTGCACAACCAATTAAAAGAACATTAAGAACTAATACGCTTACGAACTTCTTCAATATCTTTCTCCTGTACTGCTTTTTCTATTTCGCTTTGATGGTGAACTTCTTTTTGAGCTTCTTGGCGCTCTTTCATTTCTTTTGTATTCTTAGCGCCGAATACATTGTTAATTGCTGCGAATATTCCAGATACTGCTGAGAGTAAAGCTTGGAGTATTCCAGTTGGCATGATTACTCTACGTAACTTGCTGTAGCATCTTTACATCCAGATGCAATAGCGTTAAGTACCTTTACTGCAAGAGCACCATTTCCATCTAGTCTAGCAAATTGTTGAGCATAAAGATCTTTGATTACAGTAACATAATTTGCCCAATGAGTTTTTTCTGCTGGAAGATAATCATTAAGAGCTTTTTGAAGTTGCTCTGGAGTTGGAGTATTTCCAGCTGTTAATCCTTCTACAATTGCTGCAACATGATTAATCATCTTAGCTTTTTCAATTCTATCATTACCAGAAACTGCTTGATCGAGAACAACAGTGCAAGCTAATACTACTGCTGGCTTAACATAAGGAAGAGTATTTTCAACACTTGTTGCAACATCAACTTTTCCAGTATTGGTTGTAGCACAACCAACAAAAAATACGCTCAAAAGAGCAACTGCGGCTAATTGTAATTTATTCATATGTTTTCTCCATTTGTTCTATCTTTTGCTTCGTTTGTTTGAGCTACTGATCCGCCAGTAACTGCTGCGTCTTTTACTGTTAACGCAAAAATGATGCCAGATACAACTGCAATTAATTTTGAAATTCCTGTGATATAAACTTCTGCTTTATCTGGAAGAAATGCTACTAACGAAGGATCAGAGTGAATTGCTATTGCCGTGCAAACTGCTACAACTGTTGTAACTCCAGATGAGCTAGATCTCCAATTGGGGCCAAATATTTTAGACAGCATAGTTTTCATAAGATATTACACTATATTATATATATTAAAAATTAAAATATCAATACTTTCTTTTGATTATTTAAAACGCCATATAATATATTTCCACTAACAAATAGTCCTCTTCTTCCAAAATCTGGATCAAGATCAAAATCAAAACTTAAAGTCGCAGTTTTATTGCTACCGATAGAAGAGTCATAATTAATATTTGTAAATTTACAACCACTAAAAGTTAATTTAGTTCTATCTGCTCCTGCTCGACTATTGTTAAAATTAACAATAATATTGTAATTGTCATCTCTATTTAATGTATCAAAAAATGAACCAGAAAGATCTTCTTTAACAATAAAACTTGTATTTAATTTTCCATTAATTGGAAATTCTATTTTTCTTAATAATGGGAATTTGTAATTAATTGCTCTATAGGATTTTCTATTAAAAGATAATGAATAATCTATACTTTGAATTATATCATTATAAAATAAAACTCCAGTAGTATTATTTGTATAAAAAGCAACACTAGCGCTTCCTGGCAAAAGAATATTTTGTCCACTTATTGCAGTTTGATTATAATTTAAAGCTTTTGGGATAATAATTGTATCATTATTTACTTGATTGATTCCAGATATTAAATCTAATAAAGTATACTTTACGCCAGATCCACTGGTATAAAAAACAATATTATCTGCAACATAACTTTGATTTACTACTGGCAAATTTCCAAGTGAAACATTAAAAGAATATTCATTAAGATAAGAATTTTGAAAATGTAATAATCCATAATTTCGACTATTTGAATTTATTATTTGAGTAACATTGGTTGGGTTAATTAAAGAATTTGTAAGTGTTGCGTTTTCAGAAAACAAATCGTCAACATTTTTATTTATAACAAGATAAAAATCTCTATCATTTAATAATCCGCTATTAGTACATAATCCAGAAAACATTGGTGCATTAAATCCAGAAAAATGATTAACATTAAAATTTAACCTATTCTCATTTGTAACACCATCAGGAATATAAGAAAAATTAAAAGTGACTTCTGGTGGTCCAGAAATTCCACGAAATATATTTTGTTTCTGTCCAAAGCCTTGAGCGTTTAATCTTGGCTGTTGAATTGAGTAATTGAAATTTTGTATCTTTTCTAATCTTTTAAGAATAATATTATTAGCTAAATAATAATCAGAACCCGCATTCTGCTCTCCACTATATGGAGCAACATATAAACCTTCTACATTGTAGATTATTCTATTTCTGGCCATAACCTTAATCCTTGTATAGGATTACACTTTTTAAGCTTTACTATGATATAACAATGAAGCTATATAATTTGAGACTTGATGTTCAGCTGCAATCTCTTGAATATTATTGATTTGCTGTTGGTTTTGATCAAAAGGTTTTTCTATATAATCTTCAATTTTAGCTGTCCAATTTTCTGGAAGTTCATTAGCTATAATAATCTCAGATATATTTTCTGCGCTTTCTTTTTGTTGGTTACTTAATTTTTTAACATTAAATTTCTTTCTGACGGCAGACTTAACTTCTTCTTCTAGATTTTGAGACGCTAAAATATTATCTTTAATTTTAACAATTGAGAATGAAGCTTTTGTACCAATTGGTTTTACATTTTTAGTAGATTGAGGTACTCCACTAGAACCAGATGGTCTACCAGCTTGACCAGCTGCACTTCCACCAATAAGTGGTTGATATAAACCTTCATCTCTTAATTCTTTGAATTTTCTTTGAGATTGCACGGACTCTTCTTGAGTTGGCAATCTTCCAGTATCTATTGCAGCTAATCCTTCTTCTGGAGTTAATACTCCTAACTCAACTAATCTATTATAGATTCTAGAATATTGAACGTCATCTTTGATATCAATATCTTGAAATGTTGGAGTTGGAAAATTCTTAAAACCAATATCTTTACTCATTCTTCTAATTTCTGGAATTAAAAATTCATTGATAAAGACTTCTCTGGCTTGCTTTAATCTTTGAACAAATACTTGAACTTTTATGCTTGTATTTGCAAATTTTTCATTACCAATAAGAATATTATTTAATCCAATTTGAATATCGCGGTCTACTACTTCGTACTTTTGTGGTCCGATTAGATTGCCAATATCTGGAATGACGAATTGAGCTTTTGTTGTATAATCAGCAATAAGAACTCTTCCGATGCTTTGGTTTTCAAATAATTGTTGCATCGCTTGAAGATTCTTTTGATTTACTCCACCTTTATCAGGAGTATCTCCCATTGTAACTAATAAAACTGCTTGTTGCATTGTTCTCGTTACCGCCATGTCCATTTTCTTCATTTCAAGTTTCCAATTGATATCATCGAGAACTGGAAAACCCATTGGAATAGAAAGTGGCTCGTAATCTTGCTTCTTATAAAATACTGCTGCGAGTTTGGTCTTGTCTAGTGGAACAAGAATATACGAATTGTTTTTATTTTTAATTTTTTCTTTAACATCTTGAGGAAGATTATTGTAAACTTCAATATCTTCATCTGTTTTTGGATCTCTTAATCTTTCTAATTCATAATCACTTAGCAATTTATAATAAACATTAAAAGCATAGTTAACGGTTCCACCAACATAGATATCTGCTGGGTTAACTATTGTGTATCTTGCTGGAAGTTTAACTGAACCATCTTGAGCAATTGATTTTAATTTAGAACCAAAAGTTTGTGTTATCTTTAAAAGTTGTTCACTAGTTAAAGATGTGTCAAATCTGTAAGTGAATACGTTTCCGCTTCTATAATACTCTCTAAAAAATTGATCTTGAAAACTTGCTAGATTAATTTTCTTAAAATATGCTTCAAAAAACTCTCTTGCTTTTTGACTTCCGCCAGTTAAGTAAATTGGACTATCAGAAAATTCTGTCATTAAATCGATTGTGTTTCTGAAAATAGCTACATTATAATAAGCTTTTTGACACAAAATAATAGCATCTCTAACATCTAAAGTGGAAAGGTTTTTAACGTAATTAGAATATCTAAAAGGAATAATACCTGTATCAATATTAGTGAATCTACTGGTTCTTTCTATATCTGCTGCAGCATTTCTACGCAAACCAGTTGAAGCCCTAATTTCTGCTATTTTTGCTCTTTTCTTGTCGGATGCATCAGTTCCATATACCATAAGTGGCGTTACTTGATCTTGGGGCTGTGGTAATTCTATTGATGCTTTGGTTTCTTCAATTTTTTTAGTTTTTTTGCTCATATATTGTTAAATATTACACTTATTTTATCATTATTGGGGTGAAAGTCTGAGATATGTCTTCTTTTGGGGCATTCATTATATCATAATAGCACTTTAAGCCCCAATTTCCTAATAAAAGTGCAGAATAATTATCTTTTCGAGCTTTATTAGATGAGCTACTTCTTTTCAAGTGTTGAGGTAAATCGAAGGATTGAGTGCCTCTAGCTGTAGATGAGTGTTCTACTAGAGTGCATTGTTTTTTAGTTTGATAGATAAAGTCGTCTTGATTTTCAATAAAGTCTAGAGTAGACCAATCTTTCTTTTCTTCTGTTTTCATTAACTCCAATGGAATACTTTGACCGAATACAGTTTCAAAGAAATTATCGTTAGCGCAAGTTTTACTAGCAAACCATATCTTTTTGTAATCAATAGAAGCTTGCAAATGTTCGTTAGCTTTACGAATAAAGCTGCTTGTAAAGACTTGGTTAAAAGCTATCTTCTTTGATTCTAAATTATAGCTATTTCTAACTTTACGAACTTCTTGTTCATAGTCTACGCCCTCTAAATCAGAATTAAATTCAAAAGTATTGATTACTAGATTATTACTTTTAAATAATTCGGATTGATTACAGGCAGAAAGAAATATATCTGCTCCAGCATTATCTAAAATCATAAATACAATATTAAAATTAGTCATAAGATAATAAAAATAATTAACGTGATTTTTTAAGTTTCCTAATCCAGCGTAAGTATGAACTAATGTGCCTGTTTTTGTTTCTTCATCAATCTCCATTACTGCCATAGCAAAATAATCTGCATTGGGACTATCACTCATGTTAGGATCAATACCAAGAATATATTTTTTTCCAGAAGTTCCTTTCATTAAAGTATGAGGAGCTTGACCATTTGGTATAGTGCAGTCTTCCATCTTTTTTGCGCTAAAGTAACTATCACTACCATCAATAAATCTTGCACAATATTCTCTCAAAAAACTACTGTGACTTGATCCTCCATTTTGAGCTTCTTCAATGATGGTTTTATCAATCATCTCTAATGGCAAAGCTTCATAACTTAATTGAGATACAAAATAAGATGCTTCTGTATTTTCTTTTGAATAGATTTTTTCTATCCATTCATTATATGTTTTATAAAGATTTTCAAATGTATAACTTGCAGAGGAAAGAGCTATCATTTTACTATTATTTTCAAAAACCATTCTATCTTCTTCTTTCATTGCTCCTTCTCTAATTAAAGTATCTTCCATTTCTCTAATCTCCATTCGTTCTTTCATATTTTGTGGAGCAACCAAGAATGGCATTAAAACAGTTTTAACAATATCTTCTGATAGCAAAAGAAACTCGTCAAGCACTAATACGTTAGCACGAAATCCTCGAATCTTTTCTCCACTTAAAGGAATAGCTACTATACTTCCGCCATTAATCGACCATTCGTATTGATCATTTCTTTTACTTTTTGAACCAAAAGCTTGTTGAAGAAGTTCTGCGCCTTTGCTATTTACGATCTTCTCTAGATTATTAAATATGAATCTAGCTGTTCTGAAGGTTGGTCCTGCAATTAGAATTTTAGTATTAGGTTCAAAAACACATTGAAGAAAACAAAATACACTTGCTATAAAACTTTTACCACAGCCTCGACCAAATACGCACATACTAAAGTTTCTATTTAATAAACCTTTAAGATGAATTTCTTGATATGGTGCTAATTTAATTCCACTTATAAGTTCAGTAGTAAAGCCTAAATTAGCTCTTAAAAATTTAGCAAGAGAAATTTTAGCATCTTTATCGTTAAGAATCCCTTTAAGATTCATTAATTCTGTATTAATATCTGGATAATTTTTTTTATATTTATCTGGAGAATATATCATAATAGTTTTAGATCATAAGCTAATTGAAGATCTATTTGTCTGTAAAAACAATTTGATGTAAAAATACACTCAATTACCTTTGTCATCTCTCCTCTTCCATCTACAAAAAGAAATTGTAGATTATCATAATTTTGTAATAGCTCTCTAACATTATGAAATATATATTCTGGAGTTGCTTTAATCTTTTTGCTGATATGCGGAAGATATTGAAAGCTAAGTGCGTTAGATAGTTTTTCTTCAACTACAACAATCAAATATGCTCCACTTTTCTTTGCTCGATCTATTTCATTTTTGAATCTATCAAAATTTTTAACACTTAATGTACTGATAAAATCGCTCAAGCTTTTTCTCTCTATAAAACATTTACAATTATCATTACTGCAAGAGTAATCCCCAAACGGCAAGGTCTTAATCTCAAACTTTGTGTCAAATTTCAACCAACTTTGTTCTCTTGTATCAACATATATAATTGATTTCTTATTTAATTTGTTTTTAAATTGATCTGTTATATTATTTGGGTGAATGAATCTATTCTCTAATCCTAAAGTTGAGCAAACATCATAATAATCATCAAATATTTTATTGTAAAAAAGTATAGATGGCGCCATAATTGTTCTTAGCTCTACTTGAGAAGGACTATAGGTTAAGTTTTTATCATCTTTTCTTTTAGATAATAGTTGCTTACAATATTCTTGAGCTTTTTCAATTGGCTGTTGCTTTAACCATTTTTTCATATTATTCTTATCGTTAAAATCACTATTTAAATATTGTTCTTTAGTCTTAAAGTTGATGAGTTCATTTGTTAATAAGTCTCGTCTTTCAAAATATGTTTGATAATATTTAACTTTATTCAAACCATAGCTCTTGAGCGACATGTGCAATGCCTTCTCACTTGGAAACTCTTTTCCATCTACTTTGCATATAACTGACATAAAATTATCCGTTTAAAATATCGTCTTCTGATATTCCAAGTATTCTAGCTTTTAATTCGTCCATTGTACCAAGGCGTTCTATTTCCTTTTTGATGCTATTTTTTCTAAGTTCTGCTATTTTTAATAATTTTTGCCTTGACTCTTCTTGCTTCCACATTTCAACAAGATTCAAGATGCTGGCATTTTCTTTAACTTGCTTGCTAAGTCTTTCGCTTCTTTTAACTTTAAGATCTTGTAATAGTTTTTGTTGACGATTAACGCAATCATTATACTCTTTTCTTGCTGTGCTACTAGCTTCTACTACTGCCATTGGAATTTTACCGTCTTCTTGAGTTGCTATATCTATTTGATTTTGTAATGCTGTAATTGTTTGTTGAATACTAGATGATATTACTACTTCTGTAGCTAATACGATATATTGATCTACTTCTTCTTGAGTTAAATCGCTTTTATCATAAGTATATCTAACAAAACTACTTTCAAAAAGATCTCTATCATTTTCATCGCTATAAAGATTAATTTGATGAGTAAATCTATAAGTATTCATATAACCAATCAAAGAATTTACTTCTTTCTTTTGTCTTGGAGTTATCTTTTCTTTTTCTATTCCATCTAATATATATTTATTAATCTTGACTACCATTCTATCTTCACTTCGTGGGGCTTTATAGACTTCTGTGGCAGTATTATCATTTATATCATTAAGATATTTAATATTGCTAGGTATAGTTTTCATATAATCAAGAACACTTCTTGTTTCTTGGCAAAGATTTGTTAATGATTCGTTTTTAAATAAAATTTTAGCTATTTCAATTCCTGTCATTGTAGCGCAATTATTGCTGATGTATTCTTTTTGATCTTCTGTTAGTTCAATAAGACCCTTAGCTTGATATTCGTGACTCTTTCGAGGTTTAATTTGTCTTGCTGCAAGAAATTGTTTTACAGCTTTGCCTTCTTTACTCCTGCCGTCAAGATCATCTCTTCCAAAAGCCAATTTAACTAATTCAGTTAATGAAGGTGGATTGTCTGCGCGATTATTCCATTCGTTTAGTAGGTTTAATTGCTGTTCTTCTGTAAGTTCTGGTAAATTTTCGCTCATATTAATGAATATCTATGTCTCCATTATATAAATACTTCTTGACTTTAATCATAATAGACTTTTTAAGATTTTTAACTTGCTTATATCCAATCTTTCTATTCTTTTCTGTAGTCTTATATCCCATTAATTTTGCTGATTCTTCTTCAGATTTATGTTTAATATAATATAGTTCATAAAATTTCCATTCAATAGGTTTAAGTACTTGTTGCATTTTTGCATGAATATTTTTTGCAGTTTTTTCAATATCAATTTCATCTTCGATAATGTTGTGAACTTCTTGAGTATGATTCTCTAAAGCTACTGGTAATTTTATATCATGCGCTGATTTTTTACTCTTTTCCCACTTTGCATACAATGGGCATTTGCTACATTGAGATCCATAAATCGTGCAACCATCTTCTTGCTCTGCTGCTGCACATCTTAAACATGGTCTAGAATAATTACCATAATTATTTCTTATTAGATTTTTAATTTGATTGCTTACGATACGATTAACCCATGGAGCTAGTGGCTTCTTTGGATCGTATAGATTCCACTTTTTATAAATATGTATTCTTAATATTTGAGAAACATCACTAAAATCCATCCAAGCTAAAGTTGTTAAATTCCACTTGTGTCTTCTTTTATTAATCTCTTGGTTTATCTCCGAAATTTTATCTTCGAAGCTTAATTTAGAAGACTTCATTGAGAATTTTTTGATCTTTTAATTGTTCCTGCTTCTTTTGCAAAATCTTCTAATATTTGTTTCTTAGAATTTTTTTTACCTTTAATTTTTTCTCTAGGCTTTTTCTCTCCTGGAGAGCTTGTGCCCAAAAGTTCTCCAAGTTTTATTCCTTTGGCTTTTGGGTTATTATCTGACTCTATATCTATTTGAATTTGAGAAATATTTGGAACATTAACATCATCCATTTCATAATCTAGATTATTGGCTACTACTGGATTAATAGTTCTTTTTTCTGAAATTGGTTTAGGGGTTACTTTATTAATTTGAACTTTATCGAAAGAATTACCACAATTTGAACAAAAAATTGGTTTTTTAACCGAATATTCTGTGGGAGAGCCGCAAGAAGTACAATATCTTTTCATTAACAGTATTATACCATTAATTTTGAATTTAATCTAAATAAATTAAATTTGCTTTACCCTTCTTATCTATTACAACATAACTCGCTTTTTCTTCACAAAAACTTCCAGTATTAATATATTCAAATTTATCATATTCATGCTCAGGTTTGTGGCTATGACCACAAATAATTGAATCCTTGTTATTAAATTCACAGTATTTAATAGCATTTTCTTTTATATTAGAAGTTTTTTCTCCTAATGATTCTGTTTTCTTTCTTAATAATTTAAAGAAATTATCTGCGAATGGAGTATAGTGTCTAATAATATAATATAATTTAATTACAAATTCTGTGATACTTTTGTATTTACTAAAATATATATCAAATATATCACCATGAACTGCTATAAATTTCTTATCTTTTATATCAAACTTATACTCATCTCTACAATCAAAACCAAGAAGAATACTCATAAATTCTGCTTTAAGGAAACAGTGATTGCCAATTAAATATATAATTTTGCTTTTTTTGCTTAATTTTCTTAATTTGGATAATACTTTCCAATGAGTTTTATTGAGTCTATTTAAATTGTGATGATCAAATAAGTCGCCAACAATTAATATTGTTTTTGCTTTTTCTTTTTTTAAGACTTTTAGTAATTGAATGGCTTGACAATCTTTGTCGCCAAGGTGAATATCTGAAATTGCTAATACTTCGTGCATCCTAATATTTTAGGATAATTTAACTTCTGGTGAAGGGGTAGTTGCTGCTGTATTACTTGCTTCTTCTGGTTTTGCTTCGATTTTTGTGACTTCTTCTACTTTTGTTTCTTTTGCTTTGTTCATCTTTTTAATATCTTCTGAAAAATCTACTTCGATTTCGTTTGCTTTAGCTTTCTTTTTTGGCTGACTAAAGGTATTGAGACAAATTGCCACTTTTTGTTTTTGAGGATATTTTTCATCTTTCATGAAATCCATACAGCGACCCATGTAATCTGCTTGCTTTTCGTTATCTTTTTTTGAGGGTATAGGCATATATAGCATTACACATATTTTAATCTAGTGTAAGAAAGAATATGACCTTGTCTACTACTTTAATTTGTTTTGCTGTATTAATTTATATATATTATTTAGTAGAGAGAGTTAAGTAAAATTAATAAATATATTTATACTTTATAGTTCATTTATCCACTTAAAACTTTGATTAACTTGTTCTGAAAATTCTTTTCCTAGAACTTTGTTCCAATCTTTTTCTAAAGGCTCTACTTTATTTCTTATGGTGTGATCTCCATATGGCCAACCAGCTTCATGCTCTGTTGTGTACTGTTCTACATTATTAAAATCATGCTTTGGAGCTTTTAATTCTAAATAATCCCATATTGCATTCATGGCTTCTTTTGGATTTTCTGTAAGGTTTTCAAAATGAACAAAATGCAATTTATCTTTGTGTCTTTTAACAGCATCAGATAATCTTTCAACAGCAATTCCAAGTGGAGGAATGTTAAGCCAGCCTTGAGCTCTCTTCTCTACAGTAGTCCAATTTTGAGGATTTTGTTTTTCAACGCCAGTAAATGGGAATGGATGCTTTTGCCATTTCTTTTCAAAAGAAGAAAGAATGCCACGCATATCACGAACTGGCACTAGCACTTTGGCTTTAGGCCAAATTGCAAAAAGCATATCTAAATGTCCAATCCAAGAACGGCATTTGTCAGCTACTATAGGTCTATCTGTTAATCTATTAAAAGCATTTTCGCATCCACCCTTCACGTAGTCATAGAATAAAGTCTCGCCATCTTGGGGATTTGGGATTGTCTTAAATTCTTCTGTGCTATGAAATTGTCGAGCAATATAGCCTATTTCATGAAGTCCACTAGTGGCTGTTGAATGAACTTTAGGGTTTTGTGCCAAAAGATTCATTAATAATGTTGATCCTGCTCTTGGAAGTCCAGATACAAAGTGAATTGTTTTACTCATATACATATTATATATTCTATAATATATTTTGTAAATTAAAATTAAGTCAAATCTCTGATGATTTCTACAAGTTCTTTATGACTGTGACATTTGTATTGCCCTGGAAAGTTAATCCAGTTCCAGCCGTCCAAGAGGCATCTGTGCTTCTGGCTCGGATAGTTAATGGCGAGGAAGTGTTATAAAATGCATCACTTCCAACAAAAGCTGATTGTGCAACATAGCAAAGAACTGTGGCTAAGCTGAAGTTAGACCTAAACGCCTCACTCCCAATGCCAGTTACCCCAGTTTCGATGGTAATTGTGGTTAGGTTGGTGTTAAAACCGAACGCATTATCTCCAATACTCGTTACGCTGTTGGGGATGGTGATATTTGTTAGGGCAGTACTTGCAAACGCATAACTTCCAATGCTTGTTAGGTCGTTCCCAATGGTAACTGTGGCTAGGCTGGAGTTATACCTAAACGCTTTATCCCCAATACTTGTTACGCTGTTGGGGATGGTGAGTGTGGTTAGACCAGTGCAACCATAGAAAGCATAATTCCCAATACTCGTCACGCTGTTAGGGATGGTGAGTGTGGTTAGACCAGTGCAACCATAGAAAGCAAGATTCCCAATACTTGTTACGCTGTTATCATTGGCAAATATAACAGAGGTAATAGTATCTTCGCCTTCTACCCAAGAGTTGGGAATATTACCAGTATTTGTTGAGCCTACTTGGACTCCAGAAGAGTTAAAGGCTCTTGAGGTGGTGATGGGTTCGGGCGTTCTTGGAATTTTGAAGGTTGTATTTTTTTTAATTATTATTGACCTCGCTGGTAGCGGTCCCACATCATTGGAGATTGTTGCCAAGTAAGGGCGAATTGCGATAGGTTGTCCAGAACCTGTTGTATAAATCCATCCAGATGTAGGTATGGTCGTTGAATCAGAGGTTAAGTTAGTTGCTACAACTCCTCTACCACTTAATAACCAACGATTTGTTGAAGAGTTCCAAATTAATGTATACTCGTTATCATCATTATCAAAACTATTAAAATATGAATTTGTAATTTTATTATAAAGTGCATAACCTTCACCTTCACGAGGGTAATCAGCAAAAGCTATGTAAACACCAATAATAACACTCGATACTGGAATACCTTGACCATCTCTTTTAATTATAAAAGCCATAAATTATATTACACTACTCTTTTAAATAGGTTTTGATATCTTTAATTAACTTTTGCCTCTTATTATGTTCTAGAACCGTAATCAAAGTCGCTATTGATACTGGAAAGAATACTCTAAGAAAGAATTGAAGGTGATCTTCTCTACTTAATAAATCAAAGTAATTAATATAAAGGTCACTTAGCCCCCAAAGCGTTAAAAGCATGCCCGAAGTAAATGAGATAAAAAAGAACTTATCATAAGTTTTTAAATTAGCCCACCAGTTCTTAATTTTAATTACCATACATAGGCTTACACATCTTATCTGGTCATAGGTGGACCAAGATCGCTTCCTATTGGTGTGGCTAGTGATGGATTAGGTGACGAAGTTACAGGTGGCACAAGATTGGGATTTAGTAAAGGATTAAATTGAGGATTGAATTGTTGTGAACCAGAGATTGCTCCTGCTCCACTACCAACTGTTGCAGAACTAGTTGATGCTTCGGAACCAGCAGCAGTATCAATATCAGGAACATTCACTGCGCTTGTTCTGTTGGCTACTATATCATTTATCTCGCTAGTAAAAGACATACCTTGTGCTTTTGCAGTTTCTTGTGCGCTAGCAACACCTTTAATAAGAGCATCATTAGCAAGTGGTGCTAATCCTTTTTCATTAAATAAAGGTGATGAAGATGCTAGATCTTTAACATCAACAGATTGTGGAGTTGAAGATGTCATTCCATTTGGAGTCGCGGAAATTCCTTCACCAGATTGTAATGTCATTGATTTACCATTTTTATCTGTTACTACAACTCCAGTAGTTGTTTCAGCAACAGCAATATGAGTGGCATCACCTTTTACATCAAACATTACAGTACTTCCACTAATCGCAGCTGTGACACTTCCTGTTGTTACTGTTATAGTTTCTGTTTCTGGATCTTTTGAAACAAGAAATGTTCCTTTATCGCATTTAACTAATCTCTCTTGTTTAACAAATGAAAATAAAGCATTTGCACCTATGCGAGTTATTGATTTGTCATCTAATGATAATTCGACCATACTCTGCTCACCAGTTCCAACTTGAGTATCTGATTCTATTTTATCATTTAAAACTGCTGAAACTTTATTTGTATTTTGAACTGTATATACGTTATTTTTTAAAAATGATACAAATGATGCAGAAGCACTATGAGTTGATAATGCTAATATAGCTAGATAAATTAATGTTCTCATAATCTATTAGACAGGTGAAGTTAAGATTCATTAGATTTAATTTGTGCATAAATTTGTTTTTAATCTTACTTCTTTTATCATATATCCTACTGATACATAGATTGGTTCATTGTAAATTGGATTAGATGGTTTGTGGCTATTTAAATTCAATATCCATTTATGAGAATCTAATCCTATGGGCTCAATACCTTTGGTAAAGCATGAAGCTTCTTTTGTAACATATACAAACTCTAATCCAGATTTTTTTATATCTTCTTGCAATGTAGACTCAGGCATATAAGCTAAACAAAAAAGAAGCCCAGTTATGAAAATGCTGAATGTATAATAAATTTTATTCATTGAATTGTAAAGATAGAATATCTTCCTTTTCCTAAGCATTGATAATAGTAACTATACTTCTCTTCTCCAACTTTATGAACTCCAAAAACTTCATCTTTAAAATAATCTTTTAAACTAACTGTATCGTGATCTCCAACATGTTTTTTAATCCAAGTAGAAACTTCACCAACGTTTCCTTCAAAGACTACTACTTTTCCATGACTTGTGTATTGCATTTTTCTGTTCCGCTAGCTGTTTGGATATCTAAATTGTTTTTAGTTTGTTTAGCCACAATTGATCCTATCATAGTTAATATTAAAAGGCAAGCAAAAACTAATCCATAATGTGTTTTTTCTTGAGCTTTCTTTTTGGCTCTATATTGATGAAAATTACTTATAAAGTCTTCTGTATCCCTTTTGGATGGGAGACTCTTTTCATAATTACTTAATAATAAGTTTTTCATGTGATTATCCATTATTTTATTCTATCTAACTTTTGTATCATATTCTAATATTACAACTGCCATTTCAACTAACGCAAAACCAAAACTTGTGCGTCTTAGTAGTCTTAGATTTTCTAGGAATGAGTTTGGTGTTGGCATTTTTTTCTTCTCATAACTTTTAATGTTATTAAGCTAACTATTGCAAACGCCATAAGTGAACCAGTAGAGGGTTCAGGTACAGAACTTACAGATACAGTACCATCGAGAGTAAACTGAGATATATTCCAAGATAAATCTGGAGTACTTGCTAAAGAAGGTAATGCACTTTCTAGTACTGATACATTAAATGCACTCATATCAGCTGAACCCCAATCAAATAAATCATATGTATTGCCATCTGCATATGTATAATTATCTAGTGTCTCAAATGTAAATGCTGTATTTGCTCCTAATGTTAATAAGCTAGTTACGTTGATTGCGTCATAGGTAATACCTCTGGTAGTTGGTGCACCTAATTGGAATTGGAATGTTCCGTCGCTTCCATTTAACTCATAAGCAGATAGCAGACCAGGACTATTGCCAGGGGCCACAGCTCCACCATTTAGAGTCAAACCTTGCACACTACCAGAGCCACCTAATCTACCTCCTGTGTTTACTAAAACATCTCCTGCGTTTCCATTGACTGATAGCAAACTTCCATTGATTGTTGCACTTCCAATTGTCCCATCTGAATTTACTGTAGCAGTTCCAGAATTTACTGTGGTAGTTCCAGCTGTACCAGAGACTAATAGAGTGCCGCCACCTACTGTTATAGATCCAACTGTACCACCACTATCTACAAGTAAACTTCCGCTATTAACAATTACTCCACCAGCAACCCCTTTAACTTGTAAAGTTCCACCAGAAACTATAGAAGAACTTGATAAAATAGAGCCAGTTGTATTAACTAATAATTTTCCTTCTTGGATTGTTGTATCTCCATTGTAAGAATTTATTGCTTCAAAAGTAACTGTTCCAGTTCCTGTCTTGTTCAATCCTCTGAGCACTAACGCTGTATTGAGCAGAGATCCTTTGAAGAGAAAATCACCTGCTCCACCTAAAGTATTCACATCTGCAGTTGTAGATCCAATGTCCAATGTGCCATCAAACTGTATAGTTAAACTAGCGCTATTATTAATCAATCTTCTGCCACCACTGGTATCTGTGGAAGATGTGAGTGTGTTAGCTAAATTGGTGAATTGTAACAACGTTTTGCCTGCGCCATGATTGGTGAAGCTCATATTATTGCCTTGATACTGATTAACAACAAAAGTGGTAATTGCATTTGCATCATTACCCGCTAGTAAATCTAATGTGGCCATGGTAGATAAGCTGCTGGAACCCTTGAAGCTGTTTGCCACAGACAGACCATTGGTTGTGTTTATTACGAGTTTAGGACCATTTGTTGTGCCAGTTGCAGCTGCAATAGTTACCAACCCTTGACCCACTCCAGTACCACCATTCACATTCACCGTGCCTCCTCCTTTGATTTCAAAACCTCCACCCAGAGTGTTGGTGCCATTGAATGTGACTGTGCCATTGCCAGTGTATAATAATCTGCCAGCTGTAGATGAACCGCCTTGTTTCAATTCATTGTTGAATGTGAATGATCCATCTCCTGCCAGAGTTAATAGTCTGGATGTGCTAGAAGATGCAGTAGTAAGTGAAGCCACATTGTTGAACACCAATCCCCCACCTGCAGTTTGAAACCAAGTGTTACTATTGTTAGCATTTTCTAATGATATGTTGAATGTTTGAATAGCAGTAGAATTGTTAGTAATGCCACCACTGGATGATAAGATCTGAGCACCATTGAAGCTGTTAATCAAATATGGATTAGCATTGGTTACAAATGTTATGTTTCTTGCAGCTCTGGTGGAAGTCAATACAACAGTATTGTTGCTTGCTCCAAAGTTACCAAACTGAATTTCATCTGTGGTGGTACTTGAGCTGGTGGTTGCAGGTTGAACTCCATTAGTCCAGCTTGTTGGTGATGTCCAATTTGTTCCAGTATTGTTCCAAAGAAATACTACCGCATGAGATTCTTGGACGGCCCCAGACATTAAAAAAGCCGCAATTAATTTTGCGGCTGTGCTTTTTAGTACCTTTTTTAATAGGTTATTTTTCATATACAGTTACTCCTTCTTGTCTTCATCTAAGTGAATAGACACCTCTTTATAGATTTTGTTCATTTTATTTTTCTTTATTTTTTGAACGTATGTCCAGTCATTTAGCATAAAATCCTCTACTACTATTATAGGATAAGTTTTATTGATGTACAACTTTATTTTTTCCCTATATTCTTTTTTATTTCCAATTTGACATATTGGTGATGTTCCCCAGTTTGGATCATAGATCCATAAGTTATTCTTATACTCAAAAACACAAACTGCATGACCAATTATATTATCTATGTCGTCTTTGTAGTAAAATGTAAAACCATAAACATTGTTCCATATATCATTGTTTGTTTCTAATAAGAGATTACATTGAGAAGCATAAATCATAGCATCAACAAAACAAGAGTTTGGAAGGTTAGTTATGTTATTGTATTTTTTAAGTTCAAAACCAATTTTAAAACAAGCGACCCAAGATACGATTAATGCAACCCCAACAAGTAATGTTTTTGTTTTCCAGTTCCAGAGTTTACTTATTTTTTTTGTAGTCTTCAAGGCAAGATTTAAATTTAGATTTATCATCACCTTCTTTTGTAACAATACATTTTTTTAAGAACTCATTGAATTTTTCACCTTCAATAGTCATCATTTTTTTGTATTCTTCGTCTGCTTCTATTGTATATATTTTATCTTCAGAAGCTTCTGCATTTTCATTTTCTTTATTGAACATTACATAATTATGAATTGTTATCATGTAATCTTCTGCTAATGCTGCGGTTTGTTGTAAGAATGGCTCTGTTAGATTTTCTTTAACCATTGGATCATTTAATTTATTTAAAATGTTTTGGGCGTGAGTCTGAATTGAAGTAATAGAACCAACTATCATACCATAAAAATCTTCTTTGTAATCTTCTAGATCTTCAATTTCTTCTGCTTGAGATAAGGAAGCATCAATTTTAAGAAGTTCAACTTGATCAAATTCTGTTTCACCATCCCATTCGTATTCTTCGTTTAGATAATCTGATCCTTGAGCTTTTTTGAGAGCTTCTTGACTTGGGCGATCAGGAGATCCAGGTTTTGCTGGGCGATACTTCTTTCCCATTCTTTTTTTCTTTTGTTGAATGTTGTACCAAAGGCCTTTGCTCTTGGCTTGAACGTCTATTTCTAAAGTGATTTCTTCTT